CTAAAATAAATTTTTGATCATATTAAGTCCTGGAGGTGCGGCAATAGCTGCAATTTCATAGCCAACATATTTTAATACTATAGACAATGTATCATCATTTCCTTTACTTAAAATAGATTTTCCTAAATCAAAAAGGCAAGATATTACTATTATAGTGCTTAAAGCACTCTGCATTAAAAATACTATTTTATTTTGAGCCGATGTAAGTGCTTGTGTAGCATTCCCTAATTCATCTGCGTAACACATCTGTTCTATCATTGCCATATTGATACTCGCAATAATACTTATTGTCATTCTTCTAGCCTTGGGATTATTTAAAATAATTCCTGCGATTCTATCAAGTTCTTTGTTTTCTTCTTGCCTAAGTTTTCTTATATCTTTGTATGTTAGATTTCCTCTTTGTACTTCCATAAATTCGTGGATACTCATTGTTAATTCTTTTTTCATAAAATTACCTCCTTAAATTTTTGAATAAGAAATTATAAACTACACATAATAGTGTTATAAAAGAGAAAGGATGTGTTGCAATATGACAAGTGCTTTTTTAATAACAACAGGATCTTTTATAATGTACGTAATAGGTGTAGGAGCAGTAATATTTTCTTAAGAATTTATTAAAAATGATATAAATTGAATAAAAAGTGTAACAAATTAAATTTTCATGAATAAGCTATAGCGTACGCAAGCGTAGCGAAGCCTAGCGAAGTAGCGTATAGCGATATAGGATATTCTATTGCCTTCTGAAAAGAAGGCATTTTTAATGCTATCCAGCAACAAAAGTAGATATTTTTCTTTTAGGTTTGTTTGACTTTGACTGACTTTTAATTGACATATCTTTACTTTCATTTTCAGTTTCTTTTAAATATTGTAAATAATTTTCATCCTTTTTTAGCAGTTCTTTAAGGTAATAAGAATAATCATTTTGTATTAGCAAAAAATCAAACATTTTCTTTTCTGAACGCCTAAATGATATTGTTTTTGTCATAGACATATCTCATTCCTCCTATTCTTCGTACATTGAACACATTAAGTCATAATAAGCATTAGCATTAGCAAATAAGTAATCATCTTGGAGAGATACATTATTCCCTATTCCTTTTTTTAATCTTTCATAGAATAGCTTAGATCCTCCACCAGTCATTGAAATATTTTCAGTTTTTAGAGAATAATGAGTATTTAATTTTGAAAGTAAATTTTCATAAAAATCATCGAATATTTGTAGAGCGAAGCCTATATCTTGAATTTGTCCTCCTATACTTAATCCACTTTTCAACTTTCTTTCAGCATCTCTTAGTTGCAGGTCTAATCCAAATTTATTATTTAATCTTGTTATAAAATCTTCAAACAGATTTATAGTTCCTCTTGGTATACTTATAGGCTCTGTAATATGCCTTTCATTGTTTTCTGTATAAACTAATGCACAATCTGTAGTAAGTCCTCCTATGTCAATTACAACACCTTCCCATTCATCGTCTAAACTAGCAACTCCCTCCGGAAATACTTCACATTCTACAATTTGAAAGGGATTTCCATTAACTATTTTAAAATCATTTTTCATTACCTTTTCTTTTAGTGGCCCCTTAAAGTTCTGCCACTGGCATAAAGGTAATCCTAATCCAACATAATTAGCTGTGCTAATTGAACTTTTAGAAAGCAGTATATATAGAAGATTAATATAATTTTTCTTATCTATTTTGTTAAAAGTTGTATCATACTCGCCTTCTCCTAAATAATAGGTAGTTCCATCAATTATAAACTTTTCACTCTCATTAAATGAGTTGATAGTGCTTATTCTACTATCAAAAATAATTCCAGTATTGCTCTTACCGTTTTTATTTCCTATATCTAATCCAACAGTATTATAATTTTTCATTTTCAAACCTCTTTGTCATTCTTTATAGTGCATACTATTCAGAAAAATTAAAAATTGTTCTTATTTTTTATAAAAAATTTCTGATTTATTTTAAAAAAATTATAAAGAATAAATAATATTTTATAATTTTTAGAAATTTTTTTATAAAAAGTTGTAATAAAATAGTCGAATAATCATATAGTGTAATATAAAAGATTTAAGAGGAGATAAAGTATGATTAATACAATAGAAGCTTTAGTAACTAGCGATATTCCAGAGTATATAAAAGAGGATTGCTTACACAGAATAAATGATTGGTTGTCATCAGAGGGAACTAAAATAGAAGATAACTATATACAGAATATATTTAGATATGCAAATTTATTATTAAAATAGGAGTGTATTAATTATGAGTAATTCAAGAATAAATTTATTTGACTGGTTAGAAACCAAATATAATTCAAGCGAAATATACAAAGAAGAATACACTTTAGAAGAGTTTTGTTATGCTTTCTTCGAAAATACTTTTAATTTTAATGTAGGATCTATGTTTGAAGGATTTATAGCAGATACAAGTGAATGTGATGATGAAGATTTTGAACCTTTTTTAGATACATTTTGTCCTTTTATAGAAATTGACATGAAAAACAAGACCATAACCATTGAGGTTGAATAATTTAAATAAGCTAGGAATTTAATCCTAGCTTTCTTCTTTGTAAAAAACATCATTTATATCTTTATTTAATTTTTCGGCTATCTCAAATGCTCTTTTCAAGCCTGGCTGGGCTTGATTTGATTCATACATGCAATATCTAGGTTGTTGTATCTCTAATAGTTTAGCAAATTCTCCTTGGGTTTTATATCCCATGCTCAGTCTTATCTCTAGTAATCTATTTTTTATCTCCATAATTGATCACTCTCCCACTATTAATATATTACGTAAACAAAAAAATATTTATAACTTTTTATATTACATTTATTTGTAAATATTCAAAATATTATTGTTTTATTGTACTAATAGTAGTACAATATTATTAAAGGAGGCAGTTATGGGAAATCAAAGAACAGAGATAAATAAAAGATGGCAAGAAAAAAACAAAGAACGCTCTAATTATTTAAAATATAGAAGTATAGCACGTTCATTTATAAGAAACAAAGCAACAAGAGATGATCTGCTGGAATTTCAAGAACTTATAAAAATTAAAATGTTAGATACAAAAGAATAAGCATTCACTCCCCTACCAAAGATTGTGAATGCTTAAGACTCGAATGAAAGAGTAATATCTTTCTAATATAGTATAACATTAAAATATTACTCTTTCAATAAACTTGATTTTGAAGGAGATATGAAAAATGGATAATGAATTGATTAAAATAGTTTCAAAAAATGGAAAACAGTTAGTATCAGCAAAGGAATTATACTTAGGACTTGGATTGAATATTTCTAACTGGTCCAAATGGTGCAAAAACAATATAGTGGAAAATGATTTTTTTAGTGAAAATGTAGATTATTCCTCATTCGTCACAGGTACGAGTGGAGATAAAAGCGTAGGATATATAATTACATTAGAAATGGCAAAGCATTTAGCAATGATGGCAAGGACTGAAAAGTCTCACGAATATAGAAATTACTTTATTAAATGCGAGAATAAGTTAAAAGAAAATCAGCCAAAGTTACCAAAAACATATAAAGAAGCTTTAAAAGAACTTCTATCTCAGGTAGAAGAAAATGAAAAGCTTCAATTAGAAAATCAAGAGATGAAACCTAAAGCAGAATTCTACGATACGGTTACAGAATCAAATGAAACCTTCGATATGAGCAAAATTGCTAAAATAATTAATGTAAAAGGAATAGGGAGAAATAAACTATTTCAGATACTTAGAGATAAAAAAATATTATGCAAAGATAATACACCATATCAAGAATATGTTGATAGAGGTTATTTTAAACTTGTAGAGGTAACAAAAGGAACAATGATTCTCCATAAAACGGTTGTATTTCAAAAAGGACTAGATTATATACGAAAATTAATTATACAAAATAATTAATCGTAATATGCAGAAGGGGCGAAACAAATGAAAGGTAAGGAATTAAGAAAAAGAGTTAAAGAATTTTCACATAAAACCAATTTTTACAAATTAGGATTGGTAAGAAAATATATTAAACAACAATATAAAGAAAAACAGGCATTAATCGAAGCAATTCCAAAAGTCGTATGCCCTCATTGTGGAAGTAAGAAAATATCAATTGAATATGATGAAAGTGAATATAGTTCATATAGTTGGCTTTATTGCGAGGATTGCGAAGAAGATTTTGAGGATACGTTTGGTTTTAAAGATGCAATACAAGAGTTAGATTGTTTGTCTTGGGGTGATATTATTTCTGTAGAATTGCATTTTGAAGAACCAAATATTAAAAGTTTGGAATGGAGAGAATTTTGCGAAGAACAAATAAAATTATATTTAGGCTTAATAAAGCAAGAACGTATTATATTTTAATTCGCAATTCTTTTATAATAGGAATTTAAAATTGTAATAACTCTACCCCTATAACCATATATTATAGTATTCAATTACATTACCAGTATTGATAGTTGGAGGATTAATTTTTATAACAATACTTGCAATAATGATATAAAACAATATGAGAATTAAAAGGGAGAGGTTAAAATGAAAAAGAAATTAACAAGTTTATTTATTACTTTATGTACTGCTCTTATGCTCTTTAGTCCTATAAAAGCTAATGCAATTAGTTATGATTCAGATTCTGAATTAACATTTAAGCAACAAATACAAAAAGATAAAGAAAAGCAAGATATAAAAACTATGATTCAACAAGATTATGCTTATAATCATGAAATAGTAGATTACTATGGAGAAAAAACAATTAATAATTATGACTTTTTACAGAAATGTGGCTTGCTAGGAAAAACTTTATATGAATATGTTTCATATGCAGAATACGGAAATGGAAACAGAGAAGATATAAATGATTATTTCTATGATCCTGATACTGGACATTTATTTAGATGCAATCAAGGAGTCTGGGATTGCTTAGATATGGATATAAACTTGAATAATTCAAATGCTATTCTAAATGATAAATTTGAATTAACATATAAAGAAGCAGAGGATATAGTAAGTAAGCATTTAATAAGAATGAAGTCTTATTATCCTGATAGAATACGATATAGTTTTAAACAATTTGATGGAAAATATAAAATTTTATGTGAAAACTCCATAGATCAATATAACTATAAATTTAAGATAATATCAACTTTCTATGTAGATAAATCAACAGGAAGCATATACAACGAACTTAATCAAGAAATATTATACGAATAAGAAAAAAGCCGGAATTTCACCGGCTTTTTATTTTTCTATCTTATTTAAGATATCTGAAATATTAACTTTTATATTACCAACATCAGCTTCAATTTTATCAACTTTCGAACTCATTTCTTTTGAATTTAAAATCATATCTGAATTATTTTTTACAAGTTCAGCATTATTTTTTACAAGTTCAGCGTTAGTTTCTATTACTTTATCTAAAGTTTTATTTATCCTACCCCACATTTGGTAAATAAAAATTCCCATCACGCAACATGCAGCAATAGGAAATCCATAATTATTTATTAAATTTGCAATATCCACTCATAAAGTACCGTTGCCAAAACCTTATAAAACTTTATAAAGCTTGTTTGATTCCTTATTCATCGTGTCCTATTTTGTCTTGATAAACATAGACTACTTTAGTTTGATGTAACACTTCAAAGGCGTAAATTCCCATACAACGCATGGTACATATTAACAATATCTTTTAAGTGATTAAATTGCTAATTTATATCTACTAAGATTAATACTTGCATTATAGTCTCTATCTATATTTAAACCACACGAACATTTATACACTCTGTCACTTAACTTTAAATCTTTTTTTATAGAGCCACAACAACTGCATAACTTAGATGATGGATAATATCTATCTGCTTCAACAAATTTAATCCCATAGAACTCACATTTATATTTCATTTTCGTTTTAAAATCATATAAACATTGTTCTGCTATTGCTTTAGATAGATGTTTATTCTTCATCATTCCCTTTATATTCAAATCTTCCATAACTACTCTTGATGGTTTGGTTTTCACTATCTTTGTGGTTACTTGATGAATATAATTTAATCTTATATTAGACAATCTACGGTGAATAAGTTTTATCTGCTTTTCAAGTTTTGCAATGTTCTTAGTTTTGGCATACTCCTTTCCTTTTTTATTCATATCATATTTTCTTGAACATTGTCTTTGTTTTCTTTTTAATGCTTTCTTTAACTTTCTGACCTCTTTAGTTTTATTAATATTTTTAAAAGTCATTCTATTACTGCATATGGCTAAATTTTTCACCCCAACATCTATACCTAAACTTTCATCAGTTAATTGAGTTATAGGCTGCTCTACTTCCATGCCTACGGATAAGTACCAATATTTATTATCAAAACTCACTCTTGGATTAGTATATTTAATATTTATATCCACTTGTTCTTTGGTTTTTACCCAACCTATTTTTTCAATTAATACTGCTTTAGATTTAGCTTTTAATTTAGAAGTATCATTATAGAATGATGGTTTACTTTTCTTTCTACTTTTGAATTTAGGTTTATCAGCTAAACCTTTAAAGAAGTTATTATAAGCATTACAACAATCTTTAACTGATTGTTTCGCTACATTATTGGATACTTCATTAAGCCAAGATAATTCATTCTTTTTTAATTGAGTAATCTCTTTTCTTAAATTATTATCAGAAATGAATTTACCACCATTTTTATAATTTTCTTCTTGCTTGTTTAACGTCCAATTATAGATAAATCTTGCAGTTCCAACTGATTGCCATAATTTTTGTTCTTGTTCTTTGGTTGGATATAATCTGATTTTTTTAGATAGTATCATTTTCATCACCTCATTTCTATATTAATATTATATCATTATGTCCAAGGACTTGCAAGTACATAAATAATATAATAAAATATATTCGAGGTGATACATTAATGAGTAACAAAGATTTAAAAACAAGAACCCCAATATCTAATAGTGTTGAAAAAGAAATATGGAAAGAGTTTAAGGAATACTCTGAAAAAACAGGAATTCCATTATCTAAGTTATTAGACAAATCAATATCTTTATTCTTGAAGTCTACTAAAAAATAGTAGACTTTTCTAATGTTTTATAATATTTTGTTAACTGTTAGTTAATCTCCTATATATGTTCCCTACTTTTCTTCATCTGTATCTTTATTAATAAAAGGTAAATCTAATCCTGAAGTTTCTGCATTGTTTAAAGCACCTAGAACTATCCCTATGCTACATAGAGTTTTAACAATACTCATTACTTGATCGTTATCTACTTTAACTCCACATTGAGTTAATAGCAAAACTATTAAGCTTGCAAGAGTTAAAATAGTTCCTGGATTAGTAAATCTTTTTAAATAATCTTTATACATAAAAACATCTCCTTTATAATTTAGTTATTTTCATATATACCATATAAAAATATATTTGCTTCTTTTACTCTACGCCTATATAATCCTTCACTAGTTTGTCCGTTAGCTTTTGACCATGCAGTAAAGTTATTTTTAATAGTATTTTCATCTGTTATTCCAGCACAAATATTTTTATATAATGTGCTTCCGAATAGAGCAGATGTACCACAATTATAGCTAAAGCTTGTTAATGATGATAATTTATCTTCATTTAATGCAATACCTCTTGACTGTAGATTACTTACTATTTTTTCATAACATTTATTAGCTTCATCTTTTAGTAATTCTAATGCATACTCTTTTGTAATAGTAGAATTCAATCCATTTTGAAATGCTTCTGGATGGATACAGTAACATGTTCCATAACCTATAGTCCAATATGACTGAACACTAGCACCATAATAAGGATCAGCATAAGCTTTAGGGTAAAATCCCTCCCATGAAGCTATGAATTCAGTGCTTCTATCGCTTATACCTATATTTTCTATCAAACTTCCATCTTTATTAAATGAATATTCTACATTATCAATTTCCTCAGTTGTATCAAATATCATTTGGCCTTTATACAATCCCATATTAGAATTTGTCCATGGTAATAAATAATACCACTTATTACTTTCTTTTAACCAGCCAACTTTCATTTCTCCTCTATACATTTGATTGTTATAATCTATACATTGTTCAGAGAAAAAATAATACCATCTTCCATCATTATCTTTCATCCATCCTGTAGCTATATCATCTGAATAGCAAAAATACCAAGTATCTCTAGTTGTATCATGCAACCATCCAGTTATTTGATTTCCATTTTCATCATAAGCTATCCATTTGTTATCATTTGTTTTCTTCCAATCAATTTTAGATAACTCTAACACTACTGTTCCTCCTTATAAGAAATAAAATTTTCAGCTAAATATTCAGAAACAGTATCCCTATAGTCATCAGGACATACTTTTCTTATATCTCCTTCTATTGGATTCAGAATCATTCTTTCTGCTACAATTAAATTAGAATAAGCCATTACAAGATACTTTTTAATTACCACTTACATCACTTCCTTTCCCTATTTGAGTTTTCAATTCTTCTATTTTTAACAAAAGAGATGCTATATCCTCTCCCATTGAAGATATAGAATCCCAAATATCACTATTTAATTCAGTTTTTTCTTTCTCTTTGCTCTCCTTAACTTCTTGAAGAGGTTTTTCATTAAATACTTCTAACATTATTCAAATGCACCTCCAATTCCTTGTAAATTTATATTTGCTGTTACACCAGATTTTTTAACTAATTTAAATTTTAAATTTATGCCTGCATTAGTAGCAGTTTTAGTTTTATTTAAAAATGTATGAGGATTACCGCTAATAACTTCACTTAACACATCTTCCCATACTGGAGCGGTGTCATAAGCATTATTACATACTTTTATATAAGAATTTGATTGGTCTATATTTTCATACCCATTCCACAATGCTAATAAAACTATTTTTGTCGCTAAGATATCAGTTTTTATTATATTAGTCAACGAATCTGATTGCATAGTGGTTTCATTTTTTATAAATGTAAATTCAAGACTATTTGCAGCACCTATGCTATCTTGAATTGTAAGTCTTATCTTATGAGATCCATTTTTAATAGTTAACCATTTGGATAAAGACACTGAATATGAATTTGTATTATTACTAACATTAGTTTTAGAATCTATTAATATATCATCTAAAAATACACTCAAATTCATATTTGTATCATTTTCCACATCATTTATATTAAACGATAGAGCAGGTGGAATGTTAGATAAAGTTCCCAGATTAGTTGTTGAACTTGATATAGTCGGAGGAGTATTTGTTCTAACAAAAGTATAATATTGATATACTATTTGTCCTTGATTGTTATTTACGCTTATAGTTATTGTATTTTTTGTATTTAAAGGTAAAGAATAAAGTTGGTCTTTAGAAATATTAATAGTTAAAGTCTGTCCTTTAGGAGCGTTAGAAATATTTCTAATTTGATTTCCATTTAGATATTCTATAACAGTCAATGAATCACTACTGATAAGACTATCAACGGTATAATTAATGCTAAATCCAGAATTTTTATTTCCTAAATCTATAGTTCCGCCTGTGCTACCGTTTATAGTAGGAGGTTGACTAAACCAGTCAGCGGGAATTGTTGTTGAACCTGTTGAACCATTAATACTAATTCTAAAATTATAATGAGCAAGACTAGTTCCCCATGTAATACCAATAATGTAATCATTACTCATACATATTTTTTTCCCAATGTCATTTATACTTAAAGGTATTTCAAAATAGCAAGAGGCCAAAGAACAATTTTTGCTAAATACTATTTTAGTATTTTGAGTATAACAATCAACATTATTTAAAGTATATTTTAAATTTCCACTCAAATTCAAATCGTAAATGTAATGATAACTTCTTGGCACAAACTCTGCGTAAAATTTAATTTTATTATCTTCAAATTTTTGAGAAACATTAACTATATTATAGTCACTACTATCATTAAGTTTATATATGGATAATATATTATTGTAAGCCATTCAATACTCCTCCTATACGTAAATTTTCTTATTCTCTTTATCCCATATACCACGAGATAGAGAAATATCATCTATATCATCAAAATTAAGAAGAAATGCGTTATTTTGCATTCCATAGCTTAATGTTGCAGATAATATTGCGAATTTTAATTTTAATAGATTTAAGTCACTTGTATTAGATGTTACTAATTCTTCATGTTTTTCTAATAATGTATCCGCCTTTTGATTTATTTCATATTGATTTGAACCAGATATAATAGTTAAATTTTCATTTGTATTTAATAATCCTATATCAAAACTAAGCGTATTTACATCAACCGTTATGTTACTGGCATTTCCAACAGCTGCATTTACTTCCCATATCCAAGTATAAGCACCTTGCGATATAGGCGCCAAATAATCTCCATATTCTCCTGCAGTTGCATATCCGTAAAGTATTTCTCCTTCTTGTGGATCTTCTGCATATAATCCAAATTCACAAATATAGTAGCTTTCCTCTAAATCATTATTATTGAATGTAGTTGTTATTTTTGCCTGTCTAGCAGATGATAAAGGAACAATGCTTATCAATGAAGCATCAAATTTATAATCAATCAGATCTTCTAGTTCTTCTATATTTTCACTTGTTATCTTTCCTGAGCCTATTTTAAATTTAGTAAATTTCAATGGATTTCCAGCTTGAACTTTCGAATATAGAACTTTTCCTCGGTTAGTAATCTGCATATTTTGTATGACTGCCATTTTATTGTCACTCCTTATATTGTAAAATATGAAAAACTACATACAACTCTTTTGTTGTTGGGTAAATTTATAACAGTAAGTTTTCCATCTTTACTCATTTTTAATATTCCAGATACGCAAATATTATTATTATCATAGCAGGAACAAGGAATATATATACTATATTGTGGTGTATAAGGTATAGTTGTTATAAGAGTTCCTTCACTATATATTCCATCATATATTATGGTATTTACGAATACTATTCTTTCTTTTCTAGAATAATATGAGTTAATATATGTATCTTTAGTCCATCCATTTTCTAAAGCTAATTCTTCTGTTTTTTCATAAAAAACAGAAGGGAAAATTAATCCTTCGGGATTATTTATAAATTCACTGTTATTATAAAATTTAAACATACCTATTGTAGTTGCATATAATACCTGTAGTTTAATTTTTGCTCCTACTTTATTTCCTTTTCCATATACGGTAACTATACCATCAGAGTTTACAGTATAACCTATTTTTAAAAATGTTTCTTCTGGGTTTAAATCTCTAAATTCAATTATATCTGAACCATTTCTTACAAAAGTCATTATAAATTCTTTGGGTTTACACATCCCGCTAGTAGATGATAAATGATATACTCTGAAAATAATTTGGCAATCATTATAATGATTGCTTTCGTTTATATTAGTATATGTTGTGAATAATTTTGCATAATATTTAGTTTCATTTGTTAGCGCAAAATCATCAGTTTCTATGTCTGTAGTAAACTTCTCCACACTATATTCCTCCTATATATCTTTCTATAATATTTTTGCAATTATCATTTAAAATACTATCCCAATAGCACCACCAAACTTCTTCTATATAATCTTGCATATCAGATCTAAATAAACCTTCTAGCATATACATTGGAGCTAATCCTCCAGTTTTAGCATTTCCAGTTAGCTTCCAGTTCCCTGGATTGCAAAGACTAACCCAATAATCATTACATCCAGTTTCTGACATTATAATTTTTTTATTAGGAAAATCTGATTTTATCTGTTGAACACATTTGTGCTCATATGAGTTATCCCATGAATTTATACAATCTCTATATGTGGTTTCTTCGAATTTATATGATATTTTTGGATAGCAATTTACAAAAAAATCATCAACATTTTTCTTTATAGTATCATCCATTTCAAGTGTTTCTTTAGCACCCATTGTACTTATCCCAACCTTGAATCCTAAATCTTTAACAGCATATAAGACTGTATTTACAAAATCTATATACAAAGAATTTTTTTTATAAAAAACAGAACATTCATTAAAAGGAATAACATAAGGAATATTTATTTCTTTAAAATAAGAGAGAAAATCACTAATAAGGGCTTTGTATTGAGATATAAAAGAATCAATATTTCCACTACTTATTAAATTAGAATAATTAATATTGTAAAAGTGTATTTTCAAGCAAGCTATTTTAATTTCTCTTTTAGTAGCTTCATTTATTAAAAACTTTAAATTTTCTATAGAATTTTTTAAAGTTAATTTTTTTGTAGATTCATCCCAAATAACCCATGGTTGAATAACTAGTTTTTCTATTTTATATTTTTTTATCAATTCTAAATTGTTAATCATCTTTTCTTGAGAAATTTCAATACCACCATTTGGATTTAAGTCCATAAATATGCCTAATTGGGGATTGAAAAATCGTTTTTTTATATTCAGATCTTTTATGTTGCTATATAATGAAAATATATTTTGATAAACTTCTTCTAATAAATTTTCTTTAGAAATTTTAAAAGTATTATTGTCAGAATCAATAAACATTAAAAAATCATTATTTTTTATTTTGCTAGAACTATCCATTTCGTTGATTGAAATTGTATCTAAGATATCGTTCCCTACAAAAAGCATACAATCACCTCTTTTAAAATTTTATAATTTTCCTATCTAAAGTCGATAGATAATTACCTTCCTTTATGTTTATGATTCTTTTGAAAGACTTCATATTAATAGTAGATTTTATAACATTACTAACAACTATTCCAACATTTGTATCAAACTTTGAAGGCTCAGGAGTATATTTCATATCTATAGTTTGTCTTACGCCTTCACAAACTGTCATACCAACATATAAATCATCTTTTATATATGATTTAGTGTAATAATTTATCTTAACGCCTTCTGGTCTTGGAACTATCATTCCTTCTTGCACTAAATATTGTCTTATCTGATTAACAAAGCCTACAACGTAAGCATCAATAGTCATATCTTGATTATCTTTTATCTCAAGGCTTATATCTTCGAATATATTATCCCATATATCATAAATACCATCTAAAAGTCCGTCCCACATATTCATAGCTATTTTTGCTTTTATTACTAATCTATATACTTCATCAGTCATAATTGGATTGTAACCATTTAAAGGTTGAAAATCGAGTTGTCTGTTCCTTCCTACTGTTTCTCCTAACGCATCTAATTGAGTTCCAATAGCTTCATCGATATCATAATAAAAATTGAAATTTTTTAAAATTTCTTTGGTTCCATCTAATGTATCAATATGATGTTTCATCCAAGCCATAAATTTAGGACTTGATTGATATTGAGATGTTACTTGTCTTAAATAATCATCAATAGACATATATCCCATAAGTTGTTACACCCCACTTATAGTTATATAGTCTTTATTTCCACGAGCGCATTCATTAAAAGCTATATCTATATTATTAGGAGATAATGTTCCTCCGTGAATGCAGATAGTTATTCCTAAAATAGAAAAGGTAGGATTTGTTAAATTAATCGATTTAAGAGAAACCGCCCACAACATCGATATATCAATATCTGTTCCTATATTTAAACTATTTAGATATTCCTCTATATTTTTTTTAATAGTATCTGTATCAGCTGTCGTAAATTTCTTTAGTTTTTTGATTGAAATATTAACATCTATATCTCTAAAAGTTGGCCTAAAATAATTAATAGTGTTATCTTTCCCACGTGAATCTTGAACTATAGCAGATGTAGTTCCGTATGTTCCACATCCAGGGCCTTTATGAATCAATATAGATTTTGCTATTTCTTCATTATCACCATTTTCTACGACACAAGCAATCGAATGAGCAGGTATTCCTAATTCATCAGTTTTATCAGTATAATTCTCATATATTTCAACTCTATCTGTTCCTTCTAAATTCGATAATGCAGCATAAGTACCATCCAATATACTTTTAGATGGTAATGAAACGTTCTTAGTCTGTCTTATACGAAGCTTTTCAGGACTTTCAATTAATCTACCCAATGTAGCTGATTCTTCTATTCTTACGGAATTCCATCCATATTGTGTAGTTGCTATTGTTATAATATCACCTGGATTGCATACAATTGGCCCTGGTATGCTGCAAGTAATTTTAATCGTTATTTCTTCATTATCAAAGTTCACTTCTGATGGTAAATTCCATATAATATTACTTTTATCAATAACTTTTCCGTTTTTCACTAAAGTTCCTTTTGTTCCATTCAAGATAGCGTTGACAGTGCTATACTTTTCATCTTTTCTTTTTATACCATTTAATTTTATAATACTATCTAATCCAGTCCCTACTGCTGTAGATGGACTTCTACATATAATTGCATGTTCTACAGACTGATATGTATCATACTCACTTTCTGACAATATAGCTAAAAATTGATAGTCCATACTGTCCTCTTCTAGATATATATCATCGCCAAATATTTTTTTTGCGGCATCAACATGATATTTCTTAATATCTTCATATGTAGGATAATGGTATCCTGTTTCATCTATGTACGGTTTAAAATACATAAGTTTCCTCCTTACTAATAAATATCAGAAACTGTTATAGGTCCAAAAGGTGTATTAACTACACAGTTAAAACTATATTTTCTTGATATACTATCATATTCATGTGTATAGCTTTCTATATTTGTAACATTTAAAGTGTTAATTATTCTTTCTTTAATAATTGCATCAATTAATTCTAAAGCTATATTAGTACCGCTTTGACCAATTATTTGTTGAAAAAGCGGAAGCCCACTTTTTATATTTTCAAACCATTCGCCTTTCAAGAACTTTAATCTTGTTTTTATTGCTTGCGCTACTGCATAGGATCCATATGTAAATTGTTGTAGGCCCTTTCCAAATTGATAATCTCCATTAACATCTAAAATTCTATAAATCAAAAAATCACCTTCTTTCAAAAAGGTAAAAATAAAAAAGGCACTCTCTGAGTACCTTACTATTTTTATTTTATCTCTTTTTTTATAATATTTTTATTAGCTTTTTATTAGCTTTTTATCATTTAGGAGTACCAGTTATTGAATCTCCTACAGTATGTACATGTGAACTATAAGCATTTCCATTTATTTTAACATCACCAACTAAGTTTATTTCATTTCCTTTAAATTCTATATATGAGTTTCCTTCTATATTTCTTAATTGAGTTGAATCAGAAGAATAATTTTTTATATTCTTTGGATTAGAAAATATAGTTGGAATAAATATAGCATCGGATAAATCATGGCATCTTTCTTCTTCCGGAGCCTGAACTCCTCCCTTATCCCATACTAAATTATAGCAATTATCCATAAAAATAAGTATTCCTTCGTCTCCCTTACTTAAAGGAAATGTTAATACGAAGTTATTACATCTAGGCAAAATTACTTGCACGTCTAACAATGGAGATATCTGTTGATATTCAAAATTTTGAGCATCTTCAGATACTTTCTGAAGAAGTAAAGGCATAACAGTTGCAGTTTGATTTTTACAATCAAAAGAAACTATTTCTCCTGGCATACATACTCTTATTTCTTTTTTGATATTATCTTTAAGATTTCTATAAAATTCATCTTTACTATCAAACATTTGCGATAAGTTAATATTGTTATGCACTATCTACTTCCTCCTTTTACTTTTGCTACTGTTGGTACATCTGCACCATCTACATCTATCAAACATTTAGGTATTGCAAATATTGGTCCATCATTAGATGTATAAACTTCATGATATTGAACTTGGTCAGCAGGTGCTCTTCCATCTTTTCCTCTTGCAGCATAGCAATGATTATCTCCTGCATATATTGCTACATGATGGCAAGCATCTCCTTTTCCCCAAAAAACTAAATCTCCTGGTTTTGCTTCATTTTGACTTATAAACTTACCACCCTCATTTTGAACTTGATTATATTGTGGTCCTGTTATATCAACTATGCTAAGTCCTGCATATTCATAGCAATGTTTAGCAAATAAACTACAATCCCAATAAGTTATACCATTTATAGTTTGACCTCTATAATCCATGCTATATTGAACATTAGGATCATCACATATTCTTTTTGCTTCTTCAATTATCTTATTACGAACCCCTGTTGAATTCATTGATGTTCCATTTGAACTAGCAGGAACAGTATTACTTGAACTTACCTGAACTCTCTTAGCCTTTATTAACGTATTATCTATATGGAATAGTGTGTTTATTTTTAAAAGTGGATTTATTAAACATTTTATTTCAATTCCAAAATCAGTTTGTTCAGGGAATCCTACTAGTCCACTTTGAGGTCCAATTTCGAGTATTTCTCCTTCTGGTAATTCTTCAAAATCTATTATATTTATTTCACCATTCTCGTAATATCCTTGAAGTTCATTGCTTCTTGCAAGTTGCCTAACGTAATCACTTTGCTTACCAAAAAAGGTTTTTCCTCTTGTTAATGCTTTTGTATTTAACTTTGAAGAAATACTCCCTAAACTGACTGGATTGCCTGCTCTATTTGAAATTTCTTCTAATTGTTTTCTTTGCGTAAGTCCTTTGGTTAAAGTAAAATTAACAAAATTAAAATTTATAGCCCTATCACAATCAACTGCAAGTATTTCCAATACAAATGTTGTTGCATCTTCTTTATAACTTATTGTTTGTATTATATCTCCATCAAATATTTGACCAAATATATTACCTTCATATCCAGCTTCAATTGTTACTCTGACCATATCATTCATGATTTTATTTTCTGTAGGCACATTAAGATTATAGATTTTAATTATACTCAAATTAGGTTCCATAGCCATGCTTTTTGTACAATTAAAAACAACTCTTAGTTCAGATACATCAAGGGCATTATTATCTTTATCTGCCAATATAACTCGGCATCTTCTTCCGTACATTATTTCTCCGGAAGTGTTACTTCCAGCCACAACTTCATAATTTGTTTCATCTAATGGTATTTCATTGTTATTACTTAATGCTGTTGGAATAGCCATAATATCGCTCCTCTATTTATTAATTAATGGAAGAACTCCACCGGATTGAGATACTGCATTAGCTGTAACGTACCAATCATTACCTCTTGTATCTCCTGAAAATTCTAACTTATATATTCTATATATACCCTCTTTATCTAATTGCCTATATAATTCGTTATTATAGACCTCATCTTCTGATGCAGTATTTTTATCTGAAGATGAATCTGTATATCCTCCAGAAGTTCCAGTAAATTGATTGAAATATTCTTGCGCATGTTGTTTCCTTACTTCCATCATTGGAGTTCCTGCTCTTTCCCAACAAACACAAAATGTTTCTGTTAAATCAGCAATGCTGCCATTACCAGCCATAAAATCACTATGCATTAAATATCCAGATTTTTGTATCCAGTTAAATGTCGCACCAGTTTCAGATAAATTCTGACCTGCTATTTCTGACCATGCAAATTCCAATTGGTGAGTTAAATCTGTTCCATAAGATTTTAACTTGCTTAATCTATCGCTCTGCCATTGAAACAATCCCCATGCTGGGCCACCTACTTCTTGTAAATTAGGATCAAATTTTGATTCTTGATAGATATTGCCCATAATTGCAGCTACACTTTTTTCTGCTAATCCTTTTCCTCTAAAAAATTTCCATACTTCTTCTTCTATGCTCATAATTACCTCCATATAAAAAAAGAAGACTCTTACGAGTCCTCTTCTGAATACCAAATTAATTTGTAGCTTTTCCCTAAATTATTTTTATTTGGTCTATCTAAATTTTCTCCCTGTGCATATATAAATGCATGACCTATATGTTTGTATTGATATTGTTCAAGTAAATCAACTCCACACACAAGACTAATATTACATACTAATTCTTTTTTATTTTCATCTTTTATGTCCATAATCCAACAATCAGCTATTGTATTATATCTCAAAAAGAAAAATAACTTTTTATTTTCACCATTTATAGGGATTATAGAATAAAATTCTTGATTAAAACTTGTACTTAACGGTATTTCATAAAATTTCATTTATTCATCCCCTTTATAGTCCTAAAATTTCTTTCCATTTGCTTTGTAAATCATCATATTCTGATTTTTGAGAATTCTGACTTCCTTCATTTGTACTATCTGTTATTTCTGGCCTAGCAGATACTTTTACGGCTTCAACATTGACAACAAAAATTTCTTTCAATACAACAGTGGCTCGGAGTGAAGTAACAGTATTATCATTATCCTCTACAACTAAAGATTGAATTATTAAGTTATTAAACGTTCCGAATTTATTTATAACTGTAATAGGTAATCTATCCTTCTTTAATTGTTTTATAGCATTATAAGCATTTATACTACGTGTACTATCTCCTGTGTATGCTACACTAGTATTAATTTTTTCCATAACATCACTCATACCAATTTGAAATGTTAGTTCATCTCCATTTTCTATAGCGTGATCTGATATATTTGCTCCTGTTTGAATCGGATGACTTGTTATTGTATTTGTCGATGATATTTGCGTTGAAAATATCGCATCAAAATAATAATTTCCACGTACTGAACTAAAATAAGTTTTTACTATTTCTTCTTTCATAATAAGCTCACCTACCCCAAACTACGAGTAAGAATGCTATTCATAGTTGTTCCGATTGCTCTAGCATTACTTCCTGCATCGCTACCACTAACAGTAAAACTATTATAATTAGTCACAGTATTTTCACTATTAGTCTTACTATTATCTTGCTTTGTGTTATTGGTAGTGCTACTATTACTATAACCTTGATATGATTGGTATGCATCATAACTCTTTTTCGCAGTATATAATCCTGGAGAAGATACTAAAAGCATAGAATCAGAAAAGGCTTTCTTAATCTGACTTCCTATTTCTCCTAAATTCAAACTCCATCCATTTGAATTATTATCACTATTGCTATCATTTTCTTTTGAGTTACTATTTAATTTCAAACTAGGAAGCTTTATAGATAACTTTTCTTTTATTTTATCTATGTATTCATTTATTTTATCTAATCCACTATTTATCCATTCTTCTATATTATCTATTGATTTTTTAAAAGAAGAATCATCATACCAATTGGATACGTCCTCTTTTATATTGTTAATCCGTTCTTTACAATCCGATAACTTATCACCTATACCACTAAAGAAATCCATCATAGGAGACTTTCCTGTTCTAAAATACGATGCTAAATCTTCTACTGTTAGAATTGCAAGTTTAAATGGCTTAACAAAAGGCATAGTAAGATTTATAAAATTATTTTTTATAGTTTTTATGCCTTTATTAATATCATCAAATACTTTTTTAGCTGTATCATTACCACCAATTTTATTTTTGATTTCATTATATAAATTTTTTGCTTTTTCCCCTAACTTAAAGGCAACATATATTCCATCAGCTAATGGCTTTATTACATTTCCTATATAGTTACCTGCTGAATCAGCTAATCCGGGCAATTTATCCTTTAACCACGTGTTTCCTTGATGCATCATTCCCATTATCTCTTCAAGTGGACCTCTACAATTTTTCATTATAGAATTTCCAACCCACTCGAAAGCTATAGATCCCATTTGCTTAGTTCTTGCAAACTCTGTACTTATTTGCTGAACAATTTTAAGATTTTTATTATAATCATCTGGAAGTTTTAAATCCTTAGAATCTTGCCTTAATTGATTAAATTGCTTAAGAAGAGTAGGAGAAAGCCATAAATCTTCTAAGCTTACTCCCATTGTATCTAATGCTTTATTAACTTCTCTTGCATTTTCTTTAGTTATCCATAACTGCCTACTAAGTTTTTCGTATCCAATATCCTTTTCAGATAAATCCTTAAGAAGAGATATAGTCCACTCGATTAAAGATACATATCCTTTTAAAGCTATTGCTATACTGGTAAATGCCATTATAGATGTGCCACTAAATTTCAGCATATCTTTACTGCCTTGATCCGTAAATTTACTTATACCATTCTTTATACGTTCTAACGTTTCATTTGGCTCTGTATCTGATTTAGGAGGAAATAATTTAGATAATACGTTATTCAAATCTAAATTATTTATTTGATTTATTTTTTTTAATATATCAGTAAGATCTCCTCTTATGCTAGAAGGAATAAAATTTCTCATTTGAGGAGATGCAGAAATTAATTCAAATAATCCTTTTAGCACATTCGAACTATTATTGAATTCTTGTTGGTTTTGCTTTTGGGAATCTCTTATTTTTTTATCAGCAAGATTCATTTTATTTTCAGCATTACTCATACTGTTTTCATCAAGATTAAATCCTATGCTAATTAAATATTGTTTAATTATATCAAATCCAGCCATTTATACTCCTCCTTCCATTCTAGAGTTATCTATTGATCTAGCTTCATTTTCATTTCTTACATCAATCATTTCATGTGCATTTAATAAATCGTCAAAAGAATATGTTCCATCCCACACTTCATGTTGCTTCCACATTCCAGCCATAACTGGTGCATAAAGAAAAGCATCTATATTCTTTAATTTTGCAACTATGAAAGGACACCTTCTAGGAGCGAACTCAAGTTGCTTCCTGCGAAAAAACTCTCTAAATTAAACCAAAGCGACTGTATAGTTAAATTCATTATTAATGCAGTGTTACATTTATCCTCTTCTGCTTTAGATGTTCCAAATTCTCCGTTTTCAGCTAAAACTTGTGCTTCTCCAGCTGGAAGGACTTCATATGTTATATGTAAACACGACTTTTGAATATATTCAAAATCTTCTTTAGACAAAGAAAAGATAGAAGAAAATAATTGTGTATAATCTAAATCTTCCATCTTAAAATCTTTATTCATATTCTTAAATGAATTTGCTAATAATCCAGCTATTTTAAATGCTATATAGCATCCTGTTATAGCATTAAATTTTTTTACTCTAAAAATTCTGTCCTCAATTTTTATATCCTTGAAAAAAACTGGTATATCCATAAAACCCTCCCTATTCTTGAACTATCTTAGCAGCCATCAATGTCCATGAAACGTGTTGACCTTCTGCTTGATATGGTTTCTCAGCTATCTTTTGAAAAGCAACATTTGTGCAAGTAGTATTTTCTTCTAATTCTTTAGATACTACAGTTACAGTCATCAAAGCCCACTCGGAGGTAGCTGCATTATCTAGATAATTGTAAGCTTTTAGTAACCATTTATGAAGTTGAGATGTCTGTTGCATATCAATTACAATAGTACCATTTTTACTTATTTTCTTTGTAATCATTATTGAACCATCACTTGCTGTATCATGTACAGTTCTATCATTAGCCATTGCTATAGTTATACTTCCAAGCCCTTCTCCTTTTGTACTTTTGCTTCCAATTGAAGAGTGATTGAGCGTGCATATTACATCTTCAAAACTATAAGTTGTTGTTGACATATTTCTACCTCCTATCTATTAACATAAACACCAACAGATAAATGTTGAATTGAGCCAGCAAGCTTCAACAACACATAAGTATCAGGTGCTTTTCTTTGTTCTCTATCCGATTGTGTTTGGTCACTAATAGAACTATTTAAGATCAAGTATCCTTTTGCTAACATAGTTCCTGTTTTTATCCCTAAAATAGTATTTCCGGTCCAAATTCCAGGTGAAATAAATTTACTTTCTACAAATTTGTCTAGTACTCCAGTTATAGCTGTATTATATACTTCAACTCCATCATCTGTTTGCGAAATTTTATCATCAGAAGTCATTACATTAAGAATCGCCGACTGTATTTGTTCTTGTAACATATCTAATTGAACTACTTCATCAACGAAAGTTCCGTTAGACATTGTACCCATTTCATAAAGATTGTAAGAATTACCACGATTAACAAAGTAGTTGATGTAATTATTTTCAAATAATGTTGTCTGTTGTTCTTGGATATCCTCAACTGTTATTCCTGGCATAGATTTATATGCTATATCAAAGGCTTTTTCACTGTGAGCCATTACATACGCCATAGGACTTGCAACTGCATATAATGTAGTCGAATATATTCCATGTGTTCTTCCATAACCAGCAGTTTTTAATTTCTCTGCTATGTTTCCTTTTGTTCCTGCTAAAACATCAGCACTGTTAGTTGTATAGAAAAATAAAGATTTTAATTTGCAACTTTCAATATATTTTGCGACTTCTTCTATTTCAGCATCTGTAGCATCACATAATGTAGCCCCATACCATTCGGTATTCTTATTTCTACATTGAGATACAGCTTCAGTTGCAGTTTCATCTGTTCCTCTTCTGCCTATTGCAACTCTGCTTGGAGATGGAGATTGTGAAAAATATATATTAGCAGCTATATATTCAGGTTCTGTTTCTAAAAACCCATCTATTTTCATACTTTCTAGTGAACTATATATTTTAATTCTATCTTCTGTAGATATGTGTGTGCTTTTCCCTATAACAAGTCCTAAATTAAAGTTAGAACGCACTTTATTAACTGGACCTATAGAAATTTTTACATCTACTATTCCGTCTAAAGGTAAATTTGCCATGTAATTTCCTCCTTTTTTAAATAAAAAAGCAAGCACATAATTGCACTTGCTTATAATATAATTTTACTATTTAATTTCTTTTATTTTTATTTGATATTTATACATTTTTTATTAATATATTAATTTTGAAAAACGGATATATTTAAATTAGATTTACCTATTATAAATTTAAATTTTAAATTTATAATATTTGATAATATACTTAGAATTAATATTGAAATTATTAAAGTTATTATTCTGATAAATATTTGATTAGAAAATACAATATTTAGTCCTAATCCGGATATATATATAATTAATTGATTTAAACACATAAATATCAATGAATTTTTCCCAATGTATATTATACCTTTTTTTATTTTTTCAAATATTCCTTTCTTTTCAATGTATTTTACTATCGTAAATATCATAATACTTGTTAATATTGCATTTATATAAAATAATAACAAATTATTGTATATAGTTGTTCTAACATTAACTTCTCCATTTATGAATATACTTAATGATGTTAATATAAATAATGTGGGAACTCTTATAAATATTTTATTAGTTCTTATAAATTTATCATTTTTCTTTATGATATAACCAAAATAGTAAAACCCAATGGATGTTAATGCTGAGTCTAATCCCCACATAAATCTTATATTAAATAAACTAAATAACCAGCCTATAATACAAATAAACATTATTACTATAAATAATTCTAAATCTTTTTTTATATATTTTTTAAGTATCCCAAATATAATCTCAACAAAAAACAAACTAGTTAGAAACCATAATACATTGCCAAAAGGTAAATTCCCAACAGTATTATAAGTAAATAAATCAATTAGTTGTTGAAATAAATCTATATTATGTTTAAAACAATTTTTAACTATACTAAAAAAATATAATATGAATCCAAAACTTAAATAGGGAATTAATAATGATTTTGATTTTTTCTTTATTAAAGAAATTACATCATATTCTTTAAATAAATATCCAGATAATATAAAAAATATAGGCATATGCCAAGCATGGATATATAAATCCAGAATACTTGGCATTCCGATATGACCACAAATCATAACTATTATTCCTATTCCTTTGCTTATATCAATCCAATCCACTCTTTTATCCACAATAATTTCCTCCTAAAATACTATTTATTTTATAAATAGTATTTTAGGAGGAGTAATATTCATTATTTTTATAAATTATTTATCTCTTCTTGTGTTAAGGCTCCATCATAAAACTGAAGTGTGCTAAACTTTAAATTATATGATCTTGATAAGTCATATCTATTGCCAAACATTAAATTGTTTATTTTGAAATATTCTCCAGATATTAATATAACTTCTTTTGACGCATTCAAAACTCCATTTATATACACCTTTAATGATTTTCCATCAAAAGTTATTACCAATTTCAACAGCTCTCTTTTTTCGATAATTGTTGTTGCTTCAGATGTTAACCGTAAATCTACACCATGATAACTTATTTTATATTCATTAGTAGAAGTATTAACATCATTGTTTATTCTATAAAATTCTAAAATTTCATTATTAGAGTCAGAAAAAATTCTTTTAGTATTTGAGTTTGGATCCGGATAAAATGCCCCATTTATATACATTGACCAACCTGTAGATATTAAATTTAAATTATTTAATAATATATATCCTTCTGTTTTACTATTAGAATTTATTTTAATATATGGAGTCTCAAAATCTAATTTATTTCCCATTCCTATAATAGTATTATCTACTTTGTTTTTTATGTATGTTATGTTTCCATTAGTTGTATTACCCATACCTATTTCAACAGTTTTGTTTACTATACAGCTTTTTCTTTTTACTTCTATTTTATCTTCTGCTTCTTTTATTCCATTAATATATCCACAAACAGTAAAATCGTTATTCCCAATTTCTAGATAAACATCTTTAAATGTAAATTTTATTCCTAAATTAATATCTGCAATTTGTTTATCTATTATTTTATTGTCTTTAATAAGAGTCACAAAATCGCAGTTACTATAAACGGTTAAATTAGTTGTATTATTTTTATTTTCTCTTATATTGAAGTCTTTTTGATTTATATGAACAAATTTATCATTTTTATTTAAGAATGCTTTATATAAATAAAATACATCTTTTTTTATTTTTCTATCCCTAGTAACAAATCCCTTATCATTTAAAGCCTTTTGAGAACCTTCGTTTCTAAAACTTACTGCAAAGTCTGAAAAAACCCAAGCAAAAGTATTTATATAATTTCTATCTAAGAATGATTTTAAATATCCTTCATGAATAAGGCATTGATACTCTTGGGGATGATAATTACCATTGGCGGAAAAATTAGAATCTTTAGATATTCCTCCCCAATTTAATGTTTCTATGTCCAAATTGAATTGCATTGCATTAGAACCCGCTCCATATTCTGTAAATATTATTAAATCATTAGTTGTTGCATGCTTTAAATCTAAATATTCACTTATATTTTTTATTTTATCAGTGTTATACCATCCAAAATAAACATTAGTTCCATAATAATCTCCATTTAATCCTGCTTCTTTTTCATGAGTAGTTTTATCTATTGTTGCATATCCAACTAATCTATTTCCTCCATTATTTTTTGCATATGTATATAACTCATTATTCAATTGTTTACACAATGTATAATTTATCAATTTAGTTCCACTACTATTATTATCATTTGTAAGTTCATTGTGCATTCCCCAAAAACAGATGCATGGATAATTATAGTATTCTTTTATCATCTCTTTAAATTGAAATCTAATATTATTACTTAAATCATCATTTATATCAGTAGAAGGATATAAATTAACCCAAGGAATTTCAATATAAATTACTATTCCGTATTCATTGCATTTATCTATAAAATATCTATCTTGAGGATAATGAGCCAACCTTATAGCGTTTACACCAAGTTCTTTTATCATTTCAAAATCTGTATCATGATCTGCTTTTGTAATTGCAAATCCGTTTAATTCATTTTCTGCATGTCTATTTATACCTCTTAACGGATATGTCTTTCCATTTAATATAAATCCATCTTTATTTGAAGATACCGTCCTAAATCCAGTACTAGTATTAATTGTATCAACGTGTTTTTCACTGTCGTATAAACATATCTGAATATTATATAAATTTCCTTTTTTTAATCCATCCCATATTTCTGGATTCAATATTGTAAACTTCTGCTCAACTTGTATCTCGGAATCAATCATTTCAAAACTATCAGAATGAGTGTCAATCCTTTTCTTATTGCAAAAAATACTATATACTACTTTTAAATTCTTATTCTTTCCGCTGATATTTTTAATTACTGTTTTTACTTTTAAATCAGCTGAATCTACTGTAATATTACTTGTTTCAATCATTGTTCTTGTTGAGCCATATACATCAAAACTATAATAAACATCACTTAATTTAATTAAATTTACATCTCTAAATATTCCATTTACAAAACTAAAATCAGCTTCTAACGGAATAATGTTTTTACCTGTATTACTATTATCAATCTCTATTCTAATTGTATTAGTACCACTTGTAATATTACTTGTCACATCAGCAAAAAAATTTTCATAACTTCCGTTGTGAGTTAAAATACTTATATCATTTACAAAGATTTCTGATTTAAACGATGCAGAATTTATCTGTAAGTAATATTTAAAACTATCTTTATTTATATCACTTATAAATAAATTCTTACTATAAATAGTTTTACCTTTTAATACTGATGATCTATCTCTAGGATTATCGTATTGATGGGGTAAATTAATTTTTACTGTAGAAGTATCACCGTATTTCTTAAAATCCCATCCATTATTTAAATTTATTGTGTTTGTTTGAACCGCATTACTTGAATTATTAAATATATTAATTATTTTCTCGGAAACATCTGATAAACATTTATAATAATCTGAATTAAATTTTTGAGGTAAAAATGATATATCTTCTTTTAATATTGCATCAAAACATTTTTTAGTTATTTTTTCTCTTTGAATATCATATATATCTGGCATCTATACTCTCCTATCTATCTATAATATAATGTAAATTTCCTATTACTATTGCTTTCTCTTCCACACTTCTTACTACTAATTCATTGTATTTTGCTTGGAAATCAACTCTATTCCACCATCTGCCTTGAAAGAGTTCTGGAACTCTTATTGGCATTGTAACATCAGTAACTAGATGTAAATTAATATTGTTAAATTCTTTTTTTATAGTTGTGTCTGAAAGTATTTTGAATCTTATTACATCTGCTAAATCATATGCATTAGGTCCGTAAAAGCACCAATCTACATTATGTACTCTTGTATATGCTATTTCTTTAGTTAATAACTCGTCCGAATTTTCTTTAGCAGTATAAATAACATCCTGTTGTCTTGCAGAAGGCGAATCTACAGGAGTAATTCGTAAAAAACATATATCTTCATCAATACTCCATCCCGGAGCACCACTTGTAGGCCATGCAATTCTAACTTTGTCTTGATTTTCCTCTGCATCCGGATCTAAATCAAGCATCATAAGAGTGAGTTCAGCAATTTTATCTTCTATGTCACTTAACTTATTTATTTTTTCCAATAAAATCACCTACTTTCCACTTATTTTTTGAGCTATTCCTTTATAAAATCCATAATCACTATCATCATTTACTATTCTTAATTTATATCTTTCTCCATGCCATAAAATTTCATCGGAAGTACCTGTGTTATTATCCAAATCACGTGTTACATATATAGGTTGGAGCGTTAATACATTCCTCTCTCCGCCTACTCTGTCTCCTTCAGGTATTTGCTCTAAATCTCTCCCTTTACAAGTAGTTATTATGCCTTTAAACGGTATAGCTACTTCTGTTTCTTGAAATCTTCCTTTTACAAACTTACCTGTTTTTCTATAAACTATAAACGTTGTACAAAAGGCAGGATTTGTAATTACTTGGCTTAGATTAATCACGCTTATCACCTACAATTCCAACTATACTACGTCTTAATTCCCCAGTATCAATCAATGGTTGAGAACTTCCTTTACCTTCATAAAATGTTCCCCATGGAGATTGCCATCCTTTTATTGTACTTTCTGCATTTGGTGCCCATCCATTATCACTATCTGTAAAGAATTTTCTTACTTTGTTCTGAACAAATAACGCAGTTTTATTTAATTCAATTTCCCATTGTCTACTATCTAATACTGAATCTAAACAATTTTTCATTTTCTTTGCTACTTCATCTCCATACTTAGTCATAGCAGGAACTAAAACAGGGCGAGGAGGTATTCTATGCAATGCAGAACCATGTTCATGTATAAACATCTCATGTGCCTGCGAATATGTTTTTCCATCCTTTATATTGTGTTGCATTTCTTGTTTCATAGAAGAATCCCTTACACCTTCCGTGTGAATAAATAGTAATTGTGCATTAGAAACATGAGAACCTTTATGCTCTGTACTATCAGGTATTCCACAAAGTATCTGCTTATGTGCTAACTCTTCTAAATCCTTTTTTATCTTATCTGTTAAATCCTTTGTTACATTAACATCAAATAAATTTTCAAACATAAAGCTCTCCTTTCTATAAAACTGTGAATCCTCCTCTGCCAAACAATTTTGCTAATGAAAGAAACTGTATTCCAAATGTAGTTAAATTAAAATCATTTGCATTTTCTTCACTTTTAACTATAGTTGAATAATCTTTTCCAACACTTACTCCATCTGCGCTCATGCTTGTTTGTAGTCCTTGAATTTGACCTGCGCTTGCAATAACCTGTTGACCATCTTCAGGCGTAGATACAGTTTGTAAATAAAGAGTACAGTAATGCGCTATAAATAAACACATTCCTATTTTCCATGATTTATGCCATCTACTTTCCTTTATTCTGCTATCTGCCATTTCTAAATACATTTGTATAACCATTTCCGGTACATTATAAGTATTTGTTGTAGTATTAATCCCAAATTGAGGATATACTTCAAGAAAATTTTCAACAGTAAAGAGAGGATTATCTCCTTTTTTAATGTTAGATATCCCCTCTGTTATTCCATCTAAATACATAATATCACCTATTTTTGTTCTTTAATTTTTGCCAATACTCCAGATTGAGTTGTAGCTTTTCCGATATCTATTCCATTTTCTTCTGCATATTTTAATAATTCTTCTAAGCTAAGAACTTCTAAATCTGTTGGGAAATCTCCATTTTCAATACTTTTCTTATTTTCGGAATTTAATATTAAAATAGATCCCTCTTTTACAGCTAATTTAAAGAAATTATCATTTGCTAATTCATCTTTTATATCGAAAAAGCCTTCATATGGAGTTAGTATAGTTTCTCCATCTACATTGAATCCAAAAACCTTTTTTGAATATATTCTCATTTTAATTACCTCACTTTTTTAAATTTATAAAAAAATAAAAGCATATAGAAATTAATCTATATGCTTTTCGAAATCTAAATTTTCTTATATTCCATCTACATACATTGCATGTTGTAGATATTTGAAATTTACTACAGAGAAATTAGCAGCAAAGTTTATTACATATCTAACCTTACTTGCTTCTGGTGTAGTCATTGTTTTAGTTAAAGGCTGTGGTATTGCTATATTAACCATATCAGGATCGTTGGCATAGCAAACCATTCTGTTAGTTGAACCAGTTCCTGCACCTGTACACCATCTGCAAGGAGCAATAACTAAATCAATACCTTGATTTTTACCTATATTGTTTTCAAGTAAATAACTAAGGATTGATATATTACCAGCATCAGATACTTTCCTGCTCACTAGATAAGTATAATTAGATGGATCAACTAAAATTTGATTACACATACCCTTTAAATCATATTCAGAATTTTCCCAAGTCTTCTGCATTGCTTGATTTATATCATCTAAAATTTCATCAGGTAATTTATCTTTCCATTTGGTACTATTTCCGTCACCGGCACTTGCAGATGCAGTTACTGCTGGAATCTTTGGATTATTAACTAATCCATAATACTTTCCGTTATTCATACCTTCATAAACTCTTAAATCAAGTGCTTTATTATAAGCCATCTTAATTCCTTTGTTCAAAAGTTCATCTAATCCTCTTCCTGTCTCTGCCATCTTTTTTTGATCTATGAATCCAATTGTCATATTTCTCATCCAGATAAAGCTTGGAACCTTTTCTTTATTTACATCTGTTTGTATAGTGGCAATATCAGAAGTTGTATTTCTTACTATATCTTCTTCATTACCTCCAACACTTGCATAATCAACAAAGATATTAGAAACATTTTCTGTAAATAATCCTCCACCTGTTTCAATTGAAATATCTCTAGCATATGTAAAACTAGTTAAAGGTTCGTTTAATTTAACATTTCTTTTTTCAAGTTCACCATTAAGAAAAGCCATTCCAGCACCAATTGCTGCTTCATCAAATCCTAGTGCTTTAGATTTTGCATCTGCACCATATATTTTACTCATTCTTTTATCCCTCCTTTTAGTGTCTGTATTGTACAAGAACTTCAGCTACTTTATTTGCATCTAATTTCCCTGTATTAAATACGACTCCTGTTAATTCTATTGTGTTACCAGATGTACTATCTGCGACTGCTTCAATTCCTCCAATTGGTTTATCACTTGCTCCATTTGCTACTCTAATATAAACTTTTCCATGAGGTGTTGGTGTGCCATTGTTTACTTTTACAAGCATAGTTCCTCTTACCATAACATCAACTGGATCTTTATCTTGATAAGCTGATGCTCCAGTTGAATAATCTGAACTCTGCATAACTTCTCTCATTGCAAATCCAAAAAAAGCTGTTGCAGCATCTCCTGCTCCTATTGCTTTTACCTTATTATCACTTGTAATTTTAACTGGAGCTCCAAAGCTAATAGCACCATCTGCTGTTCTACTTTCTATAATAGTATCATCTGTTCTTGATGGTTGACCTATATATCCATGATTTAATCTTTTACCGATTGCTACTCCTGACATTATTTATTCTCCTTTCTGTGTGGATTCATATTGGCATATATATTTGCTACTTCTCCAGCCACTTTGTCTTCGTCATAAACTTCTGCTGCTTTGTCTAAAGCTGATTGCTTCTGAGATTTGATTATTTTAGCATATCCATTATCAGAAGGTTTGTTCTTAGAACTTAAAGCCTTTGCCACTTCTTTTGAAAGTGAATCTAATGCTTTGCTTTTTTGAACTGGATCAGTAATATAACTAATCATCTCTCTTTTTGCTTTAATAGCTGCCAAAGTATCTGCTCCTACAATAGGATTTTTAGGTCTATCTTCAGGATCACTAACATCTCCATTTTCAGGTTCTGTTAAATCACCTTCGTCATCAGCTTCAATTATTTCTTCTGGTTCTTCATCGCATCCATTTTCAAGCTTTTGGATATCTTCATCTATTGCTTGCTCAGGCGCTTTTGGTTGTTGTGCTTGGCTTAAAGATTGAACTAAAGTTCCAACTACTTCTACTAATTTATCAAGTTTTGCTTCTACTCCGGATACTTGTGGCTCTTCATCACATGCATCCTTTGCTGGTTCTTGAGGAGAAGTTTGTGTCTGTTGCTGTGGTAATTGCACCTCTTCATCCATAGACTTTAATTTTTCCTCTACTAGTCCATCCAGTACATCGTTGAATTCTTCTGGTGTTGAATCTTTAGCAACCATATGTGCTCCTAATCCTGCTAACCAATCTTTAAAGTTATTAGTTTTTCTAGGAATTTTTATTTTATCTTCCATTTTTCTTCCTCCTTCATTATTTATTGAATCTAAAACTCTGCAACGGTCTCCGGCTCTGCCATTTTCAACTATTGCAACATGATTCCCTATTATATTAATTTGAGAATATGTACCATCTTTATTTTTTTGAAGTTTAAATTCATATCCACATGACACTTCTCTTTTTTCTTTTTCAAGTATTTCTTTTATTAATCTCTTGTCATAGACTATTAAATCTGCAAGTAGCAAATCTTTTTCTTCGCTAGATTGCCTTACATTATCAACTGAACCTTTACAATACCTCTGAGCATTTTCAGGATTTAATAGTTCTGGTGGATGATTATCTGTAACAATCTTTCCTTGAAATGAAGCTATTGATTTAATAGAAAATACATCTTCCGGACTTCTATAGATATTTAAAATTTCGTTTTCTTGATTATCTTTAATAACTCTTTTATCTTCAGAGATACTTTTGTCTATAAGTTCTTTGCCTAAGTATTTATACCAACCACAACGTGCTATAGGGACATTGTGACATATAAGAAATCCATCAGGTGTTTCTGTCATGTTAGGACTTATCTTACTTCCGTAATACGCTTTCAATGTTTCTCACCTCCTCTCAAAGGCAAAATAAAAAAGCCTTATTTGTAAGACTTTTTAACAAGTATAATGTTTATCAAAATATTCTTTATCGCATACATCGAATTTTCCATCTTTATATATAATGTAATCTCCTATACATGCAGTTTTATTGCAACCTAATATAAAAAAAACATAACTATTTAGAAGTCCAGGTCTGATTATTCTTTCTCTAAATGCATCATAAAATATAGAATCGACAGTTTTCCCATACATATCTATTGTAACTTTTAATGCTTTAACCTTTATCTTAGAATTGCCATCCTTATTTTTGCTTTTTCCTTCTGTTTCTTCATACTGGAAACTAACAAGATTAGATAGTCTTACTGAAAATTCTTCATTTCCATTTCTAAATGTTGCCATTCCTAAATTTGTGTTTATATCATATTCTTTTTCTTTACAGTAAGTTGTATAAATATATTTGTTTTCTGATGCATCAGTATAATTAACAGTTAATTTCATGTCTGCTCCTCCATTTATATAAAATAAAAAGCCTTATCATAGTTAATTCCTATAATAGGCTTAATTGTTCAAATCTCTTTATATTTATCATTCTAGAAACTGTATTTATTATTTCAAGAACTTTTTTATTATCATCTATAGATATGTCTTCCCATTTTTCAGCTTCAAGAACTGCGAATATCCATTCTTTAACCATATCATATTCTTCTTTGCCACTAGTTACAGACTTAATAAGTCTATCATATTGTAATTTTCTTTTGTGACTAGGCTTATAGAGTTGCTTAGCTTCTTCTGTTACCTTACTAAATTCATTCAGTAAATCTTTTTGCTCATATACAATTTCTTTTAATTGTTCATTTTCTAAAAATAGATCTCTATATTCTTTGACTTTAAAATAGGTATCCTCTAAGTTATCAAATTGTTCCCATGCTTTATCAGTATCAAGAATTTTGCAATGTCTATCTGCTCCACGTTCAGTCCAAAGTATAAGAACACTTGTAAACTTTATCGAAGGGTCATGAATATCATTCAGTACCTTTTTAAATTCCGCTAATTCATTGCCTGTAAGTTTATAATAATGTTTCCCTTCTATAAATCTTTCCTTGTTATTGCTAAAATTCTTTTGTATATTGTTGACATCTGTTTCATAAACTTCAGCTAACTGTTTTGTTGTTAATATTCTTTGTCCTTTGTATTCTAATGGTGTTAATTTATTTTCCATTCTAATTCACCTCTAATAATAAATTAAAATGAACTGTCGAAAATATGGTATCTAGTCCTGTATTTTCTTTTCATTGCAAAAATAAAAGCACCTGCCGAAGCAGATGCAATAATCACTATTTATATTATAGAGTATATTTCTTTGTTTTTTTATTTACTTTTTACAATGTTTTTATAGTTTTATTTATATAAGTTCCACATTTCTTACAAATACTATCCTAAAGAAATATTAGTTATTATCTAACTTTTCTTCGATATTATTTAGTATTTCACTTATATAATTAGACACTTTAACATAGTCTTCTATAATTCTTTTTAACATATAACTAGGTGGATCTTTGAAATTAAGATTATAATCGCTTATAGATGTTATATTAGGAGAATTTCTATGTGTCATTTGGTTCCTGCATTTATTTACATATGCATGATTTCCTAACCATGTTCCTTCAACGGAAGTATTATTTTTTTCACATAAATATTTATTTATATTATCTGCTTTATTTTTAAAATCTTCGTAATTTTTGATTTTTTTTATCTTGTACTCTGAATAATACTCATCACGTTTTGCATTAAATAACTTACTATAGTAAATTTTATGTCTTGTAATATTAATTTTATAAAATAAGCAATATATTTGTGCTAATATATCCCATAAAGTAGATGTTCTATATAGAGAATTCTCTATATAATAATAAGCCATGCTTTCTTCCTTAGTAGATTGAAGAGGATTAAATTCATTTTTTAATAAATCTGAATATGCATACTTAATAGATTCGTTAAATGATAATTTTATTTTCCAATCTAAATCTACTATAGTGTTGTATAGTGTGCTATAATCTGTAAATTGGCTTAATGGACATTTTTTATCTTTCGGAGATAATACCCCACATAAATATTTATCGCTACCTAAAAATATTTTAAAACGATCTGGATAGTAATTTATTTCATTGTATTTATTGGTTAAATAAGTAATTTCTTCATTTAATTGTTTATCCATATTACCCTCCCACTTTTACAAAATATTTCTATAATACATTAAGTATAGCATCAATACTTATATGTGTAAATTAATCAATCATTATTTCTCGAAAAGTTACATATTACTTAATTCAATGAATCTCTTTTTGGATATCATTACTATTTTATCTCCTACATATGCTTTATGAGGGAATGTTATATCATCAGCATCCAATATTGGTTCTTCATAGCACCTACAATTCCAAATGCAACCTGCATGATATGGTTGAGGACTTTTCTTTCCAACTAATAATTCAGGTCTTGGAGGATTGTTATAAAATACAATTACATTGTTCATTTTCTTATGCTCAGGTCTTTCTCTTTCATCTTCCGAGCCTTGCCATATATATGCTTTACTTCCTACCTCTTTAGCTTTAGCTTCAGTAATAGCAGATGAAGTTTTAGATGTTTCGGTACGTGCAATTAATTTAGCTTTATTTTCAGATATATTAGGAACCATGCTTTTAATATAATCTACTATATCTGCGCTTCTAGTTCCGTCCATAGTTTCTTTTAATATCTTCTCATTTACTTTTACTGCTATATCCTGCGGAATAGATTTTATTAATTCCGCATTGTTATATATCTGTTGTTGTACTGTCATTCCTATATTCCCGGACATATCTCTTTTTAATACTTCTCTTATTTCTTTTCCTCTTCCACTTTTAGCAGCAGCTTCTCTCCATGTTTTATTGTTATCAGAGTAGACTTGTTTCACCATATTTATTGCAGTATTATTAGCATAATCATTAAATTCTTTACTATGCGCAAACTTTCTTATTGCGCTTAAAATATCTGTTAAAGAGTTCAAGTGCTGTAGGTTGTTGTGTAGCTTTTTCACTGCTTTCATTATTGCCCTTTGGTATCTTTTCTCTATCAGTCTGTTCAGCATCCACATTGTCTAATCCTCCACCATTAAATAATGAATCTTCATTTGGGGAATCTCCAAATTCTCCTTGGTCATATTCTGTACTTGCATTAGCAATATCTTCATCTGATATATTAGTAAACATTCCTGTTGTATCTGCCATTTCTTTAAGTTCTTTTATCGCTACTTTTTGAGTAATCAATCCCCCTTGATATACAGTATTAATAGCATTTACTTTCTTATCTACTATTGAAGCCAATTCCTCTTCTGTCTGTTCTGCAATTGGATTAAACTCGTAACTTAAATCATTTGGTATGTATGCAAACTCACTCATAACCATAACAGGCAATAATTTATCTATTACTGGCTGAAGTTGTGATACTTGTTTTTGTCCAATCATGTCATAATAATTTTGCAGGTCTGATTCCCCTGTTGCACTTAATCCGGCTGGACTTCTTCCGAACAATTTAGTTACGGGTGTTTCTGCTGCTCCTGCTACATCTAACATAAAAGATTGATACACCTCATTTATTCCACTAAATGTGTATTGATGTGTAGCAAAGTCATCATCTTTTCCTAATACCATCATAGAGTTAGAATTCATTAACCTATTCTGTCCTTCTACTGTATTATATAAGTCTTGTTGTAAGTCTGTATCTCCAGTAGAAAGTATTTCTTCCATTCCTTGCATCTTAAGAACTTTTAAATTTGCCATAAATAATAAGTTTGCTATATTATAACTAGCATTGTCTCTTTTTTTAAGTTCTTCATAGATTACTTCTACTTCTGATTCTCCCCATCCCATTTCTACTTGTTTTTCTATGAAAGGAAGGTCTCTGCCGGCAAATCTTAAAACTCTTGAATGATGTACTTTTACAGTTGCACCATTATTACCGCAATCCCATTCATAGTACAAAGGCATTCCAAAATCAGGAGAACTTACATCTTCTATTATCTCTGTAGAAGATTGTATTCCCATCCATCTATCGCATACAATTAATCCTTTGAAAGCACCTGGCATAATTGTATTATAATCTAGAGGTTCATCTAATATATTTTCATGTCCTTGAATTACCATTACTGCCGCTGCTCCACCATAAAGTCTTCCCCACTTTAAAGCTTCTTTAATTTTTTCTTTTAGTTTAGTTTTTCTTTCAAGTTCATCAAGTTGCTTCATCTGTTCCGGTGTCAATGAAGATTGAATATCTATCCAATTTTTCATCATATCTTCAGGAATAGAATCTATAACTTTTCTTACTATCCAATGATTTCTATATAGATTATTCATTAGCTGATAATTTTGAGTTAACCTATCCATTGTATAGTCAGTTCCATTTAATAAGTTGGGAGCACTGTCTCCAAGCCTTGCAAGAAGATTTTGAAATGTGTCCATAACAGTCATTTTATATGGTTCATTATGTCTCTTTTCGCTAAATTCACGTTTAGCGTAATTACTTTTATTATTTGATTGATTATCCTTTGATATATATCTTCTTTTTTTCTTTTTTCTTCCCACCTTTTTATCCTCCTTTTTTATTTAGTGTTTAGTATTATATAATATAGACTCGTAATTTTTTAAAATTAATAGCTTAAATATTTAGTATTTATAAACAATTATTTATATCTACCTAACCTTCTAGGATTGATTGTGGTTTTTATAAAATAACGTAGAGCATCACAAAAATGGTCATTTTCTTTTATAGGTTTTTCTTCTCCTCTTTCAGCAGCTTTTTCATCCCATACATATGATAAGATATCACTTAAACCTCTTTTACAGTTTGCTATAACCATTTTTATTTTTTTCTGTCCTATCATTGTAGATGTCATTCTTATTCCATCATTAACTTCATTGTCTGCATCCTTTACTCTTATTCCTCTACTCCTTAATTCAGCTTTAAAACTAGCTGCGCTAGGATCTAAAATTACAAATATAGGCTTTTTGCCATCAGAAATAAATTTTTCTAAATCATCTGCATATTCTTTGTCTGTTTTTTGTTTCATTTTTTCTTTAGAGTTCCAGTAATATTCATTCGCTATCCATATAGTATCTAAATCATCATATATATCAATAAAAACCGTAGGATTAGTAGTACCATAGTCAATAGATATATATCTTCTTCCATATTGCCTTATATTCTCCGGCAATTCTTCTTCTGATATTTCATTTTCTTCTGTCCACATATCAAATATAGCACCTTGTGCTACACTCCAAAGTCCAAGAATGTATCTTTTAAAAAACACTCCTACATAACTATTTCTGTAACGTTGCTTTATTTTTTCTGCTAGACTTAAATTATCATCCATAGTGAAATGTAGATATAATAGGCCCTTTTCTTTAGACTTCAATACCCAGTTCTGATTAAACCAATGCATAGGTCCATCCGGATTACAATTAAACCACCATGTACTTCCATCGACAGAGCATCTACCTGTTGCTTGATTAACGAAGCTTTCTGGCATTAATGCAACTTCATCACAAAATAATCCAGCTAAAGTTATACCTTGTATAAGGTCTTGAGATGCTTCATCTTTTCCTCCAAATATATAGAAATAATTAATTTTATTTCCTTTTGATATTTCTATATAATTTTCTATTTTATGCTCTTTATATTTATATCCTCTACTTATAAGCATTAATTTAAGCCAAAACCATACATTACGTCTAAAACTTTGTACTGTTTTCCCACACATGGCAAAGTTTTGTCCGTCAAATTTATACATGGCCCACATAATAAAAGATAGGCTCATACATACTGTCTTTCCACTTCTTATTGCTCCATCTGCTATAATTCCATTGCTTTCTTTAACAGGACTACTATCACACCACCAATTAAGTACCATTCTTTGTTTTTTAGAAAAAGGTTTAAATTTAAATCCTTTAATCTTCATTGTTCCAATCCTCTGCTGCACTTCCATTTAATGCTTCTAAGAATCCATCATCTTCAATATCATCTTTATTTCTATCCCCTGTTATTCTTGTTGTTTCGGCTTTAGTCTTAATAATATCGGCTTGAAGTTTTAATGCCTGAATCTTCTTATATTCAATATCCAGCTTAGTTTTTTCTTCATCAGATAATAGATTACTTAGCTTAGCCAATACATCCATCGCTTTCATCTTATCTGCTAGTTTAAATTTAATACCATCCTTACCTTCCGAAACTTCTGATATTATGCTTGTGTCTAGCCCTACACTATTTTTTAATTTAACATAGCTATATTCATTAATCTTTTGTTCCCCAGTGTTAGGGTCAACTACTGCAACATCCATTCCATCTTTCTTTTCCCACTGTGGTACTTGCTTAATTCCAAATTCTAAGTAATCCCCTATATCAGAGAATGCAATATCTTTATACCTCTGTATCAACCCTGGCTTTAAGAATTCCTTATTTAAATCTGATTCTACCATCATGTTGATTGCATTTTTTATTTTAGTATTTTTAAGTAGTGCATTTCCATTTACTGCTGCTGTCCAATATGCACAATGATATACTCTTTGATATGCTTTAGTTGCATTCATACACTTAGAATATATAACACAAAAAAGCCTATGTTTTTCGCTAAGTTCCTCATCTTTCATCAGACTTTTAACTTCATCTGCAATAGGCTCTTTATTAATTCCTTTATTATCTTTTTTAGTTACCTTTTGATTAGTAACGTTACTTTTACTTTGTACCTTTTTCTTTGGTAACGTTCCTTTTGGCGTTCCCTTTAATTCACTATCCCATTTATCCTGTGATTTCCACTTTCTTATCTGATTATCTTTTAAATTTAATTGTTCTGCTATATCCACTAATTTCATAGTTCCTTTAGAATTAATATATAATTCCTTAGCTTTATCTCTCAATGGACTTCTCTCACGTGCCATTCAATCACTCTCCTTCCTGTGATTGTTTAATAATTTCTATATCCTATATATCTTGTTACTATATCTTTTGTTAATTCTCTATTTTCCTTAGAATAAGTTCTAATTATATGTTCTAATACTTTTTTGTAATTCATGCTCTATCTCCTTTTATCTGAATTTATATAGCATTCTACCATACTGTCATACTTATCTATCTGCTTTAAATTTTTATTCTTGCAAAAAGGGCATGATAGATAATGTCCATTCTTTACTAACTTATCTACTTCCTCTGTTTCAATGATCATTTCTCTTTTACATGATTTGCATTTATATATTGTATAGAATCCATTCATAAGTCATCACTCCTTTATTTTGGCATTAAAAAAAAGAGTTCTTTTACAAACTCTTTACTTACTTTGTTTCCTTTTTGTTTTCTCTCATTCTCTGAATAAATCTTTCTTGAATTTTCCTATTTTTTTGATTAGTTGAATCTATACTGATTTTACTTATTAAATCTTTAAAATACATCTAAACACATCCTTTATAAAAGGACTTAGAGAAATTATTCTAAGTCCTTAGCAATTATTAAATGGAGGTTATTAATTCCAATAGTATATTAATATACATATGTCGTGCCATGGAGGTTTTCACCTTCCTTTATTGTATATTTTTTCTTGAATATCTATTAAAATTAATCTATGAACAAGTTAATTATACCTCTTTTGTATATGTTTATTTTACAAGGTTTTTATAAGATTTTTATTATTTAATTCTCTCACTTATATATTTCGTTTCTAATCCTCTCTTAAACATATTTCTATTATGCTTAAATCCACACTCCTCTATCTGCTCTGTAAATCTTTCTAGTGTTCTTTTTTCTTCTTCAAGTTCTTTTTCTGATATTTCTATCTTAAACTTATCCATATTTTCTTTAATTCTTATTATATCTCTAAGCGCATGCTTTAATATACATGCATCTTTATAACTGATTCTTATATCTAATTTACTCATTTATCTATTCCACCTTTATTTTATATCCCTCTATTTCGTCTATAGGCTTTACTGTGGCACCTATTAAATATTCTTCTGCACATCTTGAAATTGCTTTTCTCATTGCTATTTTTTCAGATTCTGCTACTACTAAATATGTCTTAAATGTAGTATCTTTCACCCATAAATCAACTTTAAATAGTCTCATAGTTAATACCTCACAATCTCAAATCTATATTTTTGTTTTATATCAGGATATTTTTCATGATCTACCTCTGATAAGAACATTTCTAAAGGTCTTGCATAAGCTATATGATTATCATAAAGACTTTTATATATAACTAGTTCCTCATACTCTTCTGATTCATGTCTTAATACACCATCTGCTAAAAATAAATGAATATTCTCTTTCATTTCTGTATGATATATGTCATATAGAAATACACATTCATTATTTAATATTTCTTCTTCAGTTATTGATTTACTTATTCCTATAGTGCAATACATATAATTATTTAATATTCCGTCTTCTGTATGCTTAAAATGTTTGTATATAGCCGGTGATTCTACTGTTCTTTTTTTATTCATATTTTTATAAATCTCCTTCAACTCTTTGTAAAAAACACATTCTTCAATGGTATATTTATTCTTTTCTCTTAATTCAACCTGTAATTCTTGCCTTATTGAATGGCAACTCTTTTTGTAAGGACAATTACATGATTTTTTCATATCTGCTTATCCCTTCTACATCTTAATATCTTCTTTTCTTCTGCTATCCGTTTTTTGTATTTCTTTTAGTAGTAGGCATATAAATACCAAACATATTAAATACTGAAACTTCTGCTTTAGTATGATAATGTTCTCTAATAATAATCTTTTTCTCAAACCATCTGCCTATTTTTGTTCTACGCCATCCAGTGGTTAATTCTTTTCCACAAATATTGCACGTTAGATTACATATGTGTTTCCTTCTCATTTTCATTAACCTTTCTTCTCGCTTTATAAGTATTGCGAATTAACTCTCAAACTCTTTTTGCAATTCTTTTAATAATTTTAATGCTCTATATTTTACATTTTCATTAGTTTGATTTTTCTTAGTAACTAATGTACCACAATCTATTTTAGAAATTATCCCTTCTAATTCTCCTATTTTTTTACCTATTTTTAATAAATTCATTTTTCTTCACCCTTTCTGAAATTTAAGTATTGCGTGATTAATTTATTTTAAGTATTTCAAAGGCATATCAATAGTTTTATAAACTTGTTCTTTAATATCAAATACTTTTAAAACAACACAATTTCTCATATAATCATCTGCTTGGGACAAAACTATATATCTATTGTCTTTAACATCATTTGTTATTTGAATTCCATTTAGTTTTTCTAGTCCTATTTTAATCACCTCTATTGCTACACATTTTCTGCATATAAGTATTGTGAATTAATAAATATCTTCTTCACAAGTCTGATTTTCTATCTCTTTAAGCTTCTCTTTTAAAATTTTTATTTGATTTTCCTTAGCCTTTTCAAAACATTCCTTGCTACAGGTTGGGAAACAGGTTTGGCTTTTATATCTGCTTGCCCAAAACACTTTATCGCCTTCATAAATCCTTTTTCCACACCTACACATTCCATAATCATTTTCTTTCATTTGCTCTTCACCTTCTTAAGCTTCTGCATAGAATTTACCTTCAAATAATACTTTTATTAGTGTTCTATTACTAAGAGTTTTTCTTAATATGCCCACTATATCTTCCATAGTTCTATATTTATCATCAAGGCTTTCAGCCAAGTATTCTTTTATTTCTTCATCTAACTCTAAAATTAATAATTTATTTTGGTAATAAGCTTCTTGAAAACTTATAGGTTTTTGAATTGGTATGAATTTGGCTTTAATCGTACTATTGACCATAAAAGGCATTTCCTCATTAGTTCCACACCAACAAATATCTTTATTTTCATTTAGATAAACATTTGTAATCATCTTGCATTTATCAAAACCTCTATCCCTTTTATATCTATAAACTTCAAATTCTGTACCAATCGGCATTTCTATAGCTTCAATAATATTTAATTCTTTCACTTTATTCATTTCTATTCCCCTCTCTTAATGAATTATAGTAATTTTTTATCTGTTCCGGATCTTTATAGTCATAATCTATTGATACTTCTTTCCTCTTCTTTAATTCTTTGATATGAACTGCCTTATCTTGTATTTTATTACGTTCACATGCTACATGCTTAAATCTATGAACTGTATATTTACAAATCCAAGGTTGGTCACATTCTTTATTTTTTATAGGGCAAAAATATCTATCTGATGTCATCTTTATACCTCCCTGTAATTAACTCAAAAATAACCTCTATATGAGTTACAAATCCAACTAAATGAATTATTGGAATTATGTCTATCAAATACTTTATTGCTATTTCTAATAGTGGACTTCTATATTTTATGTCTGCAATTTTTTTAGCAAAAGTTACAAGTTCAGGAATGTACATATTATTTATTGGTGTATCTATTTTCTTTATAAAATTAGCTTTCTCTTTACTTAATTCTTCCTCTGTTTTAGGATTTATAATTTGTTTTATAGACTTAATTATTCCAAGTATTGTGGTTAATATAGAATTAACTATGCATGTAATAATATAAAATTTAATCATTTCTACAGTCCTCCCATTTCTTTTTAGTTGCTTCTCCTCCACGTTCTGCTCTCATTACTTTATTTTCTAAAATAATATCTCTTATTTCGCCTGCAAGTTTTGGATCTAGTTGAACTAATCTCTCCGACATATCTTTGTAAACTGTAGATTTACTACTATTTACCCCTTTGGCTGCTTCTCTTACAGTACATTTAGTTTTTAATATATATTCGGCTGTGTCGTAAATTCTTTGCTCCATAAATTTATTCATATTTTTCTCCTCCCCTTTTTTTGAGTTGTTGCGTTTTGTGCAACAACTCAAATTCTTATATTCTTTAACGCTTAGTTTTGTCACACACAACTAGCAGATAAAATAAAATGCTATTTTATTAAATTCATCCAATGTGCAATATTTTCAACAATCTTATTTCTTAATGAATTATAATAAGAAGCCTGTTCTAAATTAAATTGATCACATGTTTGTCTATATATTTCTAGTATTGGCAAACACTTTCCATATTTGAGTTCAAGAAATTTCTTTTCTTTATCCCCTAAGTCTTCAATATTTCGTTCAATTGGTCTTATAAAAATATTTATTTCTACTTCTTTGCCAATAAGTTTTGCTATTTTTCTCCTCATTTCTATTTTTATATTTTCTAGCTTCTCTATTTCTTTTATTAATTGTTGTTCTCCATATCCGCAATTAGATGTGCTTGTCTGAACTCTTTCGCTTATTTCTGATGATTTATAATAATCTATAACCGTTACATCTGTATCTCTTAATCTTTTATCTATATTTTCTATTTCTTCATTTAAAATCTTTATTCTATAGCGAATGTTTTCTAATTCTTTTTTCTTCTTATAGTATCTATAAAGTATTCCCTCAACTTTTTTAAATGTTTTATCATCTATTGTATTATCTCTCATTACTATCACCTACAATCATATATAATAAAAATTTTCTTATTTTAAATTTTCTTTTGAGTTGAATAACCCTATTTTCTTTGATTTTAGGCTTATTTTTCTTTTTTAAAATCCCATCCATCATATATCCATACTGGAGTATAAAATTTATCGAATATTTCTAATGATAAAGTATTCATGTGCATAACTATAGCTGGTATTCCCAAAAAACTTAGTTGTAAATATGTCATACACACTGATTTAAAATCTAAATCTTGGCATATAACTTTTAAATATTTTTGAGGATTTAATTTTCTTTTCTTCATTGCTTCTGCAAATGCTATTATCATTGCGCCACCACCACTACAAGGCTCATTTAATGTTACAAATCCCTTTTTCTTTATTTGATTTCTTATATTATCATCAATTATTATTTCTGCCATTAATTCACATATGTTATATGGAGTAAAAAATTGTCCTTTATACTTATTTCCCAATTCTAATTCCATAAATATCTGCCCCATAATATCTGAAGGCTGTTCATTCAGCTGAATTATTAGTTCTCCTAATAATTTAGGAAATAGTATCTTTTCTTTATCATCATACTTATTTATTATATTTTTATATCTTTCTTCTCTGATATCCCATTTTGAACTACGATCGCATGCATTACTTATTGATAAAGTTGCTAATTCAATAAAATCTGAATATACTTCCCATATTTGATGCTTGTATGAAAGTTTTTTAAACATATTAATCATAATTTTATTTTCCATGTTTAATTTCCTCCAGTTTTATATAAAGATCTGCCACAATCTTTCCTGTTTTAGTAAGTTCAGCATCTTCTTTTATTAAATCATTACTATTCATTTTTAAAAGTTCATTTCTAGATACTAAAATCAAATTTTCAATATTGAAATTTTTCTTATTTCTATCTGCAAATACAACTGTATACCCATAAGGTATTTCTCCATATGCTTTTTCATAAATTAATCTTTGCTTTAGTTTCCATATATTTGGTTCTTTTATTTTAATTTCTGTATACCCATCTACAGTAACTCGTTCACTTCCTATTGGTCTCCAATTTACTGGAGATTGTCCTAATTTAAATCTTGTAAATTTAGTTCTTTCTATTGATTCTTTTGACATATATTCTTCTTGCTTTTTGCCTTTATTAAAAGGTGTGTTTCCTTTAGTAAAACATCCAGTTAATCCTGTTTTTAATTTATATCTTTTTATTGCTCCACTTATCTGTGTTAGATCAAATTGATATTCAAATTTTTTGTTCATCATTATTTGTATTTGTTTATGACTTCTTTTGCTTACTATTTCTCTTAAGTATTCCTTTTCTTCTTCTGTCCAAATGTGTTGCTTCTTGTTTTTTATCCCCTTTGGTCTTCCTTTTTTCATTCTAGCATTTCAGGAAGTTTTATATCAGAATTATTTCTGTCATCTATAAATTTTTGAGCTTGTAACGCTAAGCTTCCATTTGCTATAATCGTATTTGCTAGTGAAGTTATTGCTTTGGTTCTATTAATCTCTTTTTCTAATTCCTCTTGTGAAATTTGCTCTTCATCTAATCTTTCTAATTGAGCAAATAAATAATTCTGTAAATCTGATAATTTATTTCTCATTTTAATTCCTCCTACCTATTTAAATTTATTTATATCATTGAATTTTTTGAATATACTATTGTGTGTATATTTTCTTTTATTATTTAAGCATTCGCTGATACAACTTTTATCATATCCTAGTTCATTGTGTATCTGATTAACAGATTCCCATATTTTTATAATATTTCCATCTAAATCATATTGTATTATCTTTCTTTTATTTAGCTTTTTATTAAGCTTCTCTATAAAATATTCTTTATTATGTTTTTCATAACTCCAAAAACTATCTTTATGAATAATATTTGAACCTATTGCACATTTATATATGCATTCACGAGAATATCCTTTATTAGATGCTTCAGATATATTATTCCATTCTCTTATTAAATATCCATTTATATCATATTGGTATATAGTTTTACTTCTTGTATCTATTTGTCTTTGTTTTTTAGTCCCATAGTTATTATTATAAGTTTTATCACACCATTCTAAATTTATATATTTATTATTTTCTTTATTCTCATCTTTGTGATTTACCTCTGAAAATTTATTTGGATTTTCTATAAAGGCTTTGGCTACTAATCTATGAATCCTAAAAGCATGACATTTATTATTTTTATATAAACTAATACTGATATAACCATTTATATTTCTATTTTGTTTTAATATTTTTTCTTTTGTAAAACATATTGTCCCATTTGGCATTATTTTTTCTCTGCTTAAGCTTTTAACTCTACCCAAGCTACTTATTTCATATATTCCTTCATATCCTTCTATGCTCTTCTATATTTCAATCATTAGCTTTTCTCCAGTATTCTGAAAAAGGTCTTGAATAATAAAGTACATTTGGAAAATCATTTAAAAGGTATTTATATTCTCTTTTTATTTCTTCTTCGCTCATTCTTTCAGTACATTTTAAAACTTCATCTAAATAAAAATCATGGCTTTCAAAATAAGTTATTTCTTTTTTTCTATCTATGTTATAAGCTTGATTACTTAGATTTGTAAGTGGATATATATATTTTTGATACATTCTTAGTAGCATTTCTGATTCGAATATAACTTCTCCAAAAACAGTTATTTGTTTTTGGAGTGAACCTAAAACTCTCGGAAAAAAGTTATTTCCATCTTCTTCTGGTAGAGAAATAATTTTAGCTGAATCGATTCTAACACCATCTATTCCACATTCAATCAAATTATTATAAAATTTTATTACTAAATCTTGATAGTCATAGTTATCTGTTCTAATAGCCGCTAAGTTATTGCAGTGATGTGTTACCGACCACCTAGAGTTATAATCTATTGGCTTTTTTTCTCTCCAAATATGCTTGTTATTTACCAAAACCTTGTCTACCTTATTGTGAGGTGTAAAGCGTAACTCTCCATCACCTGCATTCGCATAGTGAGTTATTACTGTATCTACAAAAATATTAATTCCTTTTTCATGTGCTTTATTGCACAGACTTATTAAATCTTCTTTGCTTCCATATCTATTTCCTATATTCATTCCTATTACTTGATAAGGCATACACCATAGTCCACTATCTTCTTCTTTTGATTCTTGTATAGGGCCTACTAAAACTGCATCCCACTTAGCTGATTTTATTGAGCCTAATTCAATTTCTATATCTTTTAATTTCCATTGATATAAATGTAGTATTCTCATAAGCTTTTCACTCCTATATTCTTTAATAAGTCCCACTTTTTAATCTTTAGTTTTGTATCACAAAACCAGTTGATAAAATTAAAATCTTTCTTTGATCTCTTTATATAAAACAAAAAGATTAAAACCTGGAATGCAATTTATTACAAAAACCATCAAATATGCTAATATTGGTATATCAAATACTGTATTATAAAAGCACACTATAAATTTTCTAGTAAATAGATTCTCATTTTTTAATCCTTCGTTTATCTGTTCTATTTGATTTTCTATTGATACTTCTTGTTTTTTCTTAAATGTAGGAAGAATAATAGTATTTAGAATAGCTATTACTATGTTAAAATACAAAATTAACATTATCTGTTTCATATAGTCCTCCTATCTTGGTCTATTTTTTATTTTTTCTGCATGAGTAGTATTAAAGTATTCTTCAATCTCTTCGGCTGGTATACCCTGCTTTTTAGCTAGTCCTAATGCTGCTTGAAATTTATCGCATATCTCTTCTTTTACATGTTCTCTACTTCCAATTCCTAACTTATATTGCATTATAGCTTCTATAAATTCTTTATCCTCTTCTTGTGTTTTTTTAATTTGATTTATAAATGTAATTTTGCTTAAATCTATATTTTTAAAAATTCTAATCATCTCCTATTAAAATGGCATAGAGTCGTCATCCACAGGTGTAATTTCTTCATCAACTTCAAAATTAGCACCTCCAAATGCATCGTTCATTGCATTTATATCTGGTTCATGCCCTTGATTTTTACTTCCTAAGAATTGAACTCCTCCAAACATATCTGCCACAACTTCTGTTACATATCTTTTAGTACCATCTTTAGCATCATAGCTTCTAGTTTGAATTTTCCCACTTATGGCAACTTGACTACCTTTGCTTACATAATTTGCAGTGTTTTCTGCTTGCTTTCCCCAAACTACTACCTGTATAAAGTCAGCTTCATTTTGACCAGTTTTTGAATTATATCTATTAATCGCTAATGTTAATTGACATACTGTTGCTCCACTTCCTGGAGTAAATCTAAGTTCTGGATCTTTAGTTAATCTTCCAATAAGAACTACTTTATTAATTTTAATCCCCTTCTTTCTAGGGAGAGTATATCTCCCCTAATTAAGCTAAAATTTCAACATTATCTATATCCTTTAGTTGTTCATTTAAATATGTTTTAATTCTTATAATAGTTTCATTTCTCCATTGTCCCCCATCAGCTTCAAATATTGCTGCACGTGGTCCATCTTTCATTCTAAATATAAATTTACTTTCTACTTGATCTATTTCTTGGAATGTCCTGTATGGTGCAAGAGTCGCTGGATTTGGTACAACGGCTTGTGCTACACTTGCAACTCCTGTTTTAATTGTTACTTGCTGACTTATTCCATCATCTCCAGTTGTTTTTACTGCTTCGTCTCTTATAAGTCCTGTATATTTTAATAGTGTTTCCTTATCTCCCTTATCTGCAAATGAACTTTGAAGCATAATATTAAAAGTTTCTGTATCCATGTATTCCTTGTAATAAATATTACTTGGCAATATAGCTAATGCTTGTAAATAACAATTTCTTTCAGAATCAACTGTTAACGGACCATACAAATTGACTTCTTTTTCTGATTTAATATGAATTATTAAATTATCATCTAACTTATCTACATTCTTTTTAATATAGTCAACTATTGCTGTTAATGTAGATACTTTTAAGGTATCTGCTGTTGGAAATGTAATTCTCTTTAAGCTTTCTTTTGAAAAAGTTCCTTGACTTAAATTTACTATTGGATCTTTCATTTCTCCTTCATTAATTAAATATTCTATAGCATCTTTTTCTAACATTTACATCTTCCTCTCTTATTTAACCAATTTAATTCCTTTTAAATCTACAACACTATTTTCTTTTTCTTCTGCTGTCGTTAATAGTTCTCCTGTATTTTCATCTACTCTCATTACGCTTTGTCCTGGTACTTGTTTTTTGTATTCGCTTGCAAGCACCCCACCTTTTCCATCTGTTCCTATTACAATTTTAGCTTGTAGGGCTTTGCTTGGGGCTAATTTGGTTTTAGCAATAATATTGACCTCTGTTAATTCTCTATCTTCACCTGTCACTAAAGTCATATCTATAGTTAACTTTCTTTTTATCTTCCAATCTGTATTTGGATCTATCATATTATCTAATACTTGCCTTAAAGCCATATTTACTTTTTCAGCTAATGCTCCATCTGCAAAGCTTTCAAGGTTAATAAATTTTTCCATTATTTTTCTCCCTTCATATTCATTTCTAGTTGCTTATATCCTTCTATAAGCTGTATACAACTATCTATATTAGAAAATATTTCGTCTTGTTTTATAAGTGCTAAATCTTCCCACTTATCCGCTCCAAATTTTCTAAATACATTATTTTTTATCATTAGATAATCTTTATTTATTCTTGTTATGCCAAGTTTATTTTTAATGTATCTGATATACATTTTTGTATGTCTATCATGTATTCCTATGCACATTTCAAGTCTGTAAATTTGTTCATTATTTTGTTCTATCATCATTTCATACTTTTTAATACTTGTTTTATATTCTCCAGTTTTTCTTATTTCTGTTAATACCTTTCCTACCCATAGCATGAAACTTGTAGCTTTATTGTTGTTTGCCTTTCCTATTAATGGATACATTATATATTCAGGTATAAATTCTCCTGTCGCAACTTCTTGCGACAAACCTAATTCTTTTATAAATTTGTTTACTGTGTTCCATCTTATAAACACTTTTCCTGGTCTATCTTCTTTTGTATAAGTCCATCCACAAAACTTTGCTACTTCATCTATTTTTACATAGCTTTCATCATTTATTGTTTTAAATTGTATTTCTGAATTTTCATATGTTTTAATAATTAATTCATTTTCCAATTATTTATTCGCTTTCTCTATATAAATTTTTCTATCCTTTGATTCCTTGAACTCTATCCAATCCCCTTTACTTATGTCCATCTTAATTCTTATATAAGTAGGAATAGATAAAAAGCTACTTTTGTTATTGTCTCGTACTTTTCTTATCATTTTCTTTGGATTATATGCCATTGCTTACACCCCTTTTCCATTTCTTTACTATATATCTAGTTTAGTACCACAAAACTATATTGTCAATAGTTTTGTGGTACAAAACCCAAAAATATAATTTATTGTAAATCAATAGAAACTTTTTATATTTTGTAATGTTACAATTTCAAAATTATCTTCATTATGACATATATTACATCTAAAATTAACTTTTTCATTATTAATCGTATAATCTATAGGTAGCGAACATTTAGGCACATGCATATTATAATCAGATAATATTTCCACTTGTTTCTCTAGATCTTTTTTCTCTAGTGTTTGTTTACATCTTTTACAAATAACTCCTAATGTACTACCTACTGGAATATAGTATGTTTTCATATTAATTCTAGATCTCCTTTAGATTTTCGGGGAGTTTTCTCCCACAAAACGGACAATAGTTAATATCAAACCATCCTTTTGCCATCCCGTGTTCAAATAATACAAAGCCTGCTTTATTATCATCTTTTGTATGAGATATCATAGTATCGGTTATACAATTTTTATTATCACAACTTTGATTGACTTTTATAATTTTCCCATAAGGTTCTTTACAATAGATACACCCTTTTTTCATTACTGCTTTTCCTCACTTTCTAAAACCATATTCTCTCATAACTTATTATCTTGCCTTGGCTTTTTAATTTATTCATATCCTCCAAAGCTTCAACAGGACTACCAAATTTACATGGGCATATATAATTTTTAGTTAAATTTATGAATGAATACTTATTTTCTTCTTTATGTTTCATAATTCCAACAATAACTTTATCTTTTGGTCTGATAACTAAATATTTAATCATTCGGTTTTTCACACCTTTCAAACTCAATTACCCAAACATATGGATTAGCATTCCAGCTATACTTATCTATATCTTTTTTATTTACTGTACTATCCCATAGTTCTCCAAATGCTTTGCAATATTCCCCTGCATCAAATGAATTTTCAATTTTATACCCTAAATCAATTCCTTCTGCTTTGCATTGGCCAGCTTCAATTCTTTTTAATCTTTCAACTCTTATACCAGTAATCTTAAGAAATATTCTTGCTAATCTCTTAGGCATATGAATTGATGGTCTCCACTTAATTTCTTCAATATCATGCTTTTCCAAATCATCAGTTCTATATAAAACTATATTTCTTTCAGCTATATCCTCATTAGAATCTAATATATCTCCCTCAAACCATGTTTCTCTAATATAAAGTATTTCTCCTATATGAAATGGTGCTACTATTTCAAGTCCTAAGTCATTCATACAAGCTTGTTTATAATCCCATTTAAAATCTCCATGAGTTTCTTTTGTAGCATCCTTTAATCTTTTAGCTATTCTTCTTGTAGTTGTCTTTCTGCCATCTAATATCGCATTGACCATCGCTGTGTTAAAAAGTATTGGTTTCATATTGTACTCCTTTCATATTACAAAATAATAATTGCTTAAATATACTTTCAAATATCGTTACTGGAATACTATTACCAGCTTGTTTGTATAATGCTCTTTTAGTATTTACTTTTGCTGCACTATAATAATCATCATCTTTATATCCTTGTAATCTCCAACATTCTAAATCGGTTAAAAATCTATATTTTCCATTACCTAAATCAATAACCTGTACAGGGCATCTATCTTGCCTTTCTGTTATCGTATAAGCATAATCTTTAATTATTGTCGCTCTATTTACTCCTTTAGTTCCTATTCCTTTTAATATGCTTGGTTGTGTAACTTCATATTCTTCAGATACATCATTCTGAAGAAACTCTTTTATATTTCTCATGGGGTATTTTTCTAAAGTTTTAAAGTTAAATAATGTACCATCTAAGCAGCTTATTGTAAATACTCTGTTACGATTCTGTGGTAATCCAAAGTCCATAGCATTTAATACTTCATAATTATTTGTGTATCCTAGTTTTTGCATTTCATCTAAGTATTTATTAAAATTGTGTTTCATATGCTTTGAAAGAACGTTCTTTACATTCTCCCATATTACAACTTTAGGCTTCCATGCTTCCATTTGCTTAATTATATTTATTGTTTCCCACATTAAACTACTCTCTGTTCCGCTTCCTTCATCTGCACCTTCTTGTTTTCCCGCTATAGAAAAGCTTTGGCAAGGTGATCCATGAATAAGAATGTCCGGTTTTAAATTATAATTAACTACAGATTGAGTTCTATAAGCAAGTTCTTTTTCAAACATAGCATTATAACTCCTTACTGCCTTTTCATCAATCTCTACGTAATCTATAGCTTTAACATCTACTCCTAAATTCCTTAGTGCAACTCTAGGACTCCCTATACCTCCGAATAATTCTAAAATCTGTAACATTTTTTCCTCCTATTGTTTTAAAATATTTTTCACAATTTTATTCTTTTATTGTTATTAATTTTCTTATCTGAATCCATATAAAAGTAACTAAAATAACTGCTATTATTGAATCCGATATACTTTGTTGAATCCCACCATCGAAAGTTTCTTCTAGTAATTGCCACACGCTTGATATCCAGCTAAATATTCCTGTCCATATTAAAACATCTATAATCCATTGTTTTATATTTTTATTCATTTTCTTCTCCTTCTTAATTATTAATGTAAATTAGTTTTGTTTCACAAAACCAGTAGGCATGTTTGAACTCTGGCATATATTATATATGCTAGTATACGAATCTTTATTAGTTAAAGTATTATTTTTAGAAATATTAACCTTATAATTTTTTATATTAAGATTGTTGCATATAGTTTCTATGCCTTTTTCTAAACTATTTATAGCATTTTCTTGTAGATCTGTATCTGTTATCAAATAATTATAGGCTTTAGTTTCACAGAGTTTACTCATTGCCCATGTTTCATTTGCATTTAAATTACTTGCAAGTAATCCTGTATCCTGTGTAATTTGAGTATAATCTTTATTTTCTTTTACATCTTCCAATAATAAAAATGTGCTCTCTATATTTATATTAAGCGTATCATTTTCTATAGAAGTATTTATTTTACTTAAATCATATTTGAAATTATATTGATATTGACTACTATAAGTAAAATCTCTATGAGCTAATGTATTCTTAAGTATTCTAAAAGGACTACTCTGCGCAGAATCCTTTATCTCCTGAACTGAGTTTGAAAAATTATATTGCATATCTATTGTTCCTGATGCTATTTGTAATTTACACGATTCTTTGAACGTTTTATCTAACAATTCTTGCTTTTCTTGTATATTTTCTATTTCTTTAGCTGCTATAACTTGTTCGATTTTTGTTGTACTTTCAGCTTTTGATGTTCTTGTAGTATTACCTACTTTTAATCCAGTGAATCCTACTACAGTCAAAACTAATATCAAAACTGTATTACGTACTATCTTTTTTAACCTTTTGCTCATGTGTCACCTCAAAAATTTTAGTATTTTATTTTTTTGTTTTAAATACTTTCATTCTACGTTCTCTTATTTATATTTCTACATACCATCTGCATTTATTGATTAATGTATTTCTATATTGATTATCACACATGCTTAAATGATATAACATATCTGATACTGATATAAATTCATTTGCCCATTCCCATGTAGTACTCTTAACCTTTATCTTTCTGCTTTGAGTAATAGCTTCTTTAAATGAGATTTCTCTTTCTTCTGAATTTGCATTGCTTTGATTTTCACGTATCTTGTTGATTATCTCTCCAATTTTTTCTTCAATTCTCTTATCAACTATTGATTTTATATAATCTTCTTCTTTTTTAATTTCAGCTTCAGCCATAAATACTGTTCTGCCAAATATACCAAGCATTTTCAACACACTCCTCTTCATATTTCTTCGCTATTTAATAGATATCCACCCATTAATTCGAAAATTAAACTTCTTCTTTCATACTCTCCATTCTTTTGCTTAACTATCTTTAATATACCTCTTAATTGCTTATCACTTATATTAAGTACCTCTTTTATATCTTTATAGTCTATATAATCTTTTAAAAAACTTATCTGCAAATAATTTAAAAATTCTCTTCTTAATCTTTCTTCTAATTCCTGTCCACTTCCATGATGAAGCTGGTAATGATGATATTCACACAATGGAACCATATTATGTTTACAATTAGTAAGACCTTTTAGTTTTGATCTCTTTATTATGTGATGCAAGGATAATGCCATACATCCACATATAAAACATACGCAATTATCCATTTAAAACTTTTCCTTTTTTATTTTTTACTGGTGTTGTTACAGCTTCTATTTCATTCCATCCTCTTCTTATCCTTGTTGCTACAGTACAAGACCTTATACTATATATTTCAGACCATTCTTGTAATGTTTTTTTACATCCGTCTATTGTTATGAAACGGTTATTTCTCATATTTCTTGAGTTTTCTTTACGTGTAATCCATCTACAGTTTTTTGGATAATATCCTTTGTTGTTATCTTTCCTATCTATAGTTAAATCATCTGAATATCCATTGTTTAATGCCCATTTTTCAAAATTCTTGTATTTGTTTCTCCATTCACTGCAAAGTTTTATTCCTCTTCCTCCGTAATCATAATATCTTTTATTATTGGGATTGCAGCATCTATTTATCATATTGTTCCATATATTGTGTATTCTTTTATTTAAAACTTTATTTTCTTTTTTTAAGCATCCACAACTTTTTATTCCATGCTTTAAATCATGTGACGCTACCAGCTTTTCCTTACCACAATCACACTTGCATAGCTATGAAGCTCTATGATTTTTATTTATTTCCACGAATTTAATTACAGTTAATTTTCCATATCGCATTCCTTTAAGATCTTCTATTTTACCCATATTATAATTCTAACACCTCAACTAAACTTATTAATAATCTCATTTTTTATCTTTTGTACACCTCTTTTTAAGTTCATTTATAAATTTAGTTATTCTTCAAATACATATCATAATAAGTAACTCCTACTGCCATTGCAGCCCATATATCAACTTTGAATCCATAAAAGAATCCAGGATTTTTCTTTGTACCTTTTCCATAGTTCTTTTGTCCTGGTGCAAATCTATCAACTAATGCTTGTTTTATTGTTGCATCATTAGCTTTCATGCTTTGACATAAATTCATTTTTTCATCTTTTCTGTATATATACTCAATTTCGACGCCAGGATAAACATTAAGTATTGCTTCTTTGAATCTTCCTATCCATACACATGTTTCAAATACTTCTACTCCAACAGGCATTCCATAACTTGCGATCATTTCTATTGCTACATGGAAATATAGATTAAATGGCTCTAATTTTTCATAAATATATTTTAAAAGTTCCTCATTGTCCATTTTTTCTGCAAAAATAGGTTTTAATGTCTGCTCTTCTAGAATTACAACTCCGCTTTCCATATCGCCTGGATCTATTGCTAATATCATTCCATCACCCACTTTTTATATTGCTAACTCAAATTTAAGTTGAGGATAATAACATTCAAAATCTATTAATTTAAAATCATCAATCGTAAATGAATAGAAATCTGTTTTATTAGTATCAAGTATTAATTTAGGCTGCTTATTAGCTGGATTTCTCGATAATAGTTCCTTAGCATTATTTTCATGCCTGTCATATAGATGCATATTACACACATTATAAGTAAATAATCCCGGCTTTAATCCAACCGACTTAGCAACCATCATTAACAGAGCACAGTATTGTAATCTATTAATACATTCAGATGTCACATAATCACTTGATCGTTGATTTATAAATACATCTAAATATGGTCCTCTGACATTCCATACAGTTTCATAAACGCATGGATTTAAACCTTTTGTTTCTTTAAAATCTGAATATTGATACATATTGATTATATGTCTACGACTATATGGTTCTTCTTTTAATCCAGTTATCAATTTATTCATTAAGTCATATTTTTTAACAGTTGCACCGTATCTTTGCCCTATGGTTCCATCACCTATATCCCATTCATCCCAAAATTTTATATTCTTGTCATGAAAATCTTCTAGTTTATTAGACTGACTTTGATATATTACTAATACTTCATTTATTGCAGATTTCCAAGCTACTGGTCTAAAATTATCTATTGGAAATTCTCCTTTTGATATATCATACGTATCTGAAACATTATTTATAAACTTTGTATGAGCAGCAACTCCATCACTATATTTAGGCCTTACTTTATGTCCTTTTGTTGTATATTCTGAATTTATTAGATTCTCTAAGTTTCTTCTATAAATTTTATTTGCTTTATACATTTTTCTTTACCCTTTCTACATAATTTCTATTTTTCGTATATGAGATACTTTGAATAAACAAGATGTATAATTTAACCCTTTATCTACTAAAAAATAATAATTTTTAGGAATGAATAAATCAGGATTATTTTTAAAGTCATCTTCCCCACTTTTTCTTAAATAACCTTCAATTTCTTCTCCATCAAACAGTTTTATTTTTACATATTTTTTAAAATATTGTTCTAATTGTTTTCTGTTCATTTTTTTCTCATTTTTAAAGTATTTCGAACTATTGAATTTCTATTTCTTTAAGAATAAATTTTATTACTCTTACGTCATATTCTTCATATTCATATGATGTCTTTTCCCATACTGGAATCACAACTGCAATTTCTTTTTCATCTTCACTATAGGTCATTACATAAGGTTCGTGCCTACACACTATAACTCTATCATCCTCCCTAAAAGATTTTGAATCATTAATATATTTCCTTGTATCTTGTACAAATTCTCCAAAGTCATTCCCTGTTGCTAAATCCTCTTTGTTTTTTCTTATAGCGTCTTTTACTTTTGAATTTAATATTTGTATAGCTTTATCATATTTAAGAGCATATTCTTCATGTTCTGTGAATCCCCAATCGCTATACTCATATATTGTATAAGCTTTCATATTGCTTCGTCCTTTCCGTACATTCCGAATTACTTTGATTTATTACTATCATCAATCTTAATACTCCAACCACACTTACATTCTCTTGTAAATACATCCTCATCTATTAATAACTTACCTTCACCATTTCCGCATTCAGGACATTTTCCATATTTATTCATAAGATCTAAAGTTCTATCAAATAACATTATATTCACTCCTTTCTATGCACATATTCTGAATTAAAGTAAACTTCCATCCACCAATAAAATGCAGTATGGATTATATTTAATAGTATCTATTAAACTTATTTGATAATAAAAATCTTCTATTTTATCTTCTTCAGTGTTACATCCTTCAATGTGCTCACTCTTTTTATATCTTTCAAGTGCATGCTCTCCTGTCACTACATCCGGTGTATTTTCTTTTTCTTCTTCCTCTATATCTGCAACTTGCTTAGAATACTCTTCTATTGCAATCCCTTTAGGATCCCTACAATTTTTATCAACTGCAATTAATGCATAATACTCATAATTGTTAAATTCATAAAAATCAACTCTTTTTTCTAGGTCAAGATGTCTCCATATCTTTTTTAATTCCTCCACTGTAGCATCTAATATATATTCCTTACTTTTATTTGATTTAGATCCTATATCAGATATAACCGAATCTATAACTACTGCTAATTCTCCGAGTACTTCTCCTGCCATACCCTTGTATTCACATTCTTTTATATTTCCTTTTTCTATTTCTACTTTTACCATTACTGTTCTACCTCACTTTGTTCTAGTTCTTTTTTAATTGTTTCTGCAAGCATTGGCATAATATTTTTAGCAAAATACTTTGCGCTAGGAGAATAATCAACTACTGCTTCAAAATAGCACCAAGGTTCACTATATAATTCCCATACAATTTTATTATCATATAATTCTCTTTGGCATCCTTCAGCCGAATAGAATTCTATTTTATTAACAATATCCCATAATTCTCTAGCCTGTTCTTGATTTAAGTCCCCTTCACGTCTATCGTTTATGATTTGTTTTTTCCATAACTCTTCAGTTTTATCTGCATAAAAATAATCTTCTTTTGACACTTTACCTAGAAAATAATAAGAATCCTCTGCAAGTTCTAAAACGAAATGTTTAAAACTTTCTCTACCATGACATGGCCATGAATAGTTATAATCTCCAAAACTACTATGAGCCTGAAATAATCCTGTTGATTCATCTATTGTTATAAAGGCCCACTCACCACGATTAAATCTAATATCATATTTTTCACATGTTGATTTTTTACATGTATACTCTTTCATCTTCCTACACCCTTTCTGACCAATATTACTAACTTATTTTTCTCCTGATTATATTTTCCGCTCCATGTATCTTACTAAAATATATTTGTCTATCTATACTTGCATATAAATTGCTAGATGATTCTAAAAGTTTTTCTCCTTTTACTGTCTTAAGAAAAATTCCCCACTTCATACTGCTTCCCCCTATCTATTGTTTCCCCAGCATAATAAATATGGTTTTTCTATTCCAGCAAATTCTTCTTTGATTTCATCTATCCCCATTCTTATATGAGTACAATTTGTATATACACATTCATCATTTTCCATTTCCTTAATGTCGCGATCATATTCTCCAGTTTCTTCTTCTATCCAGTTATTAGTCACTTCTTTTGTCCATGGACTTACCCAATATTCTCCTTCAACATTGTATACATGGATTCTTTTTTCTTTTGTAATTGTCATTTCTTCTATTATTTCTCTTTCAATTTCTTTTGGTTGTAATTTCATAATTAACACTCTCCTACTATTTTTTTAATTTTATTATTGATTTGATTTTTAAGCCTATATCCATACTGATGGCTACATCCTAACTCTGTTGATATATCATAGATGTCTCTTCCCTTTAAAAAATATTCTCTATACACTATTTTCTCTTTTTCTTTAAGACTTTTTTCGATGGTGTTAATTACTTTTTCTATTAAAAGTTTATTTATTATTTCTTCTTCCATATTTTTTGAATCTGATGTGATTTCTTCTATAGTTCCTTCTTGACAAGGAGAATAATTTAAACTCATTAAATTTTCTGTACTTCTCTTTTTCCTACATAAATCTCTGCTGTATCGTATTATTTCTCTTTTAATTATTAAATCTACATAGCATGTAAATTCTCGGTTTTCATTTTCTACTGTTCTAAAAGCTTTTATAATTCCTATATTTGCTATTTGAACTAAATCATCAAATTCATACTTTCTATCCCACTGATGAATATATTTATAAGCTATTTTTTTAATAATTTTATTACTAACTATTTCTTCTTCTGTTGCTTCAACTATTTTCCCATCTATAAGTAACCTCTTCATGCTCCTAATTGCTCTCTTATATTTTTAAATATTCTTTTTAGTTTTCTAGAAACTTGAACTTGAGTAATATCCAATTCTTTTGCTACTTGAACTTGAGTTTTATCTTCCATATAAATTAATTTAATAATTCTCTTTTCTTCTTTTGGCAATGAATTAATTATTTTTGTTAAAAATATTTTATTTTCTACTTTATCTATGATGTTTTCTTTATCTTTTGAAATATCTACAATTTCAACTGGAATATTATTGCTAAACCCTATTACTTTATTTAAACTTAAGAATATAACTTTTCCTTTTTTCTTTCTTCTTCTTTCAGTTCTTGTTTCTCTTAACATTTCATACCTTATATAAGAAATTGCTACTGTAGAAAAACTATATCCAAATTTAATATCATATTTCCTATAAGCTTTTAATAATCCTATATACGAAATCTGAAACATATCATCATAGTCATAATATTTGCTCCAAGATTTAACCTCCTTAATTATCATAGGTTTAAATTTAATACAAACTTCATCTTCTGTAAGGAGCTCTATCTTTCCACCTATTAAAATTTCCTTACCCATTTATTCCATCAAATTCCTTTCTGACTGATTTAATTAATTCTTTTCTTATTCTTGTAGCATTTTGATGCGTGAATCCAAGTTTTGCTGCTATTTCATCATTTGTTTTTTCTTGTTTTAAAAGTTCAAATACTCTATATCTATTTTCACTTCTGCTCTGCTTCACAAATTTTTCTATTTCTTCTATAAAAACTTTGTCAATCACTTGTTGTATATAATACATTTCATTATCTACAATTTCATAAAAGTCATAACTTCTATCAAAACCTTTTTGTCCTAGTACATTCTTATCTAAACTATACATAGCTGCTATGCTTCTTTTACTGGTATAGCTTAATAAATCATTATAGATACATTTTGTTGCTAGTGTAATAAATTCATTACCTTTATCAGCATCATATTTCTTATAAGCTTTCCATATAGCTATATATGATAGTTGTTTCATTTCATCAAAATCATAATCGATAAACTTATTTGCATACTTACATGCTAATTTTTCAAATTGTTTTATGCATTCATCTTCTGTTAATTCTATCTTTTCTCCCTTTATGATTAAGACTTTCATAGATCTTCCTTATTGTTTCTATAATCTTCTTTTGCCTGTCTCCAAATAATTTTAGAGAAGTTATATATTTCAAAAAGTATTTTGCAACATTCTTCTAACCTATCTTTTAGATAAGGCTGTTCTCCTCTTTTAAGACTTTTCTTTATGTTCATTTTTATCTCAGAAAAATAGTTATATATCTGCAGTGAGTCTATTGACAATTTGAAAGCGTAGTCCGGATCATTACTTCTAAGATTTCTATGTCTGATTACTATATCTTCATATAGCTTTATATCTTCTTCATTCATAATTTTTTGTAGGCTTCCATAAAATTCTCTAATGTAACTACACTTTCTTTTATGCTCATATAAATATCAACTATTTTCTTAATATCTTTTTCATTAACATTATTTTCTTTTATAACTTTTGCAATTTCTTTACTCATGATAAACCCCTTTATTTGCCATTCTAAGGCTTTTATTTTTTCTCTTGATAGATTTATCATTAGTGTTTCTAGTTTTGTATCACAAAACCGATGTGCGTGTTTAAATAGGCTAATTATTTATTAGCTTGCATTCTTCTTATGCTTTAATTCATTTATCTGGTGTTTCATTTGTTTTAGGTACCCTATTATCATAGTAACCTCCGATAATATTACCAATTTCTATCTTTGTTTCTTTAGATGCTTTATTATATATTTTTTTAATTCTCATAATTCTATCTTTTATATCCATAATTATTAGTGGACTATATCTAAGTCACATATCCTTTGATAATCTGAACTGTAGAATAGTTTCACTGTCCCTGTCGCCCCATTTCTCTGTTTAGTTATTATACACTCCATTATATTCTTATCTTCTGTTTCTTTATTGTAATATTCATCTCTATATAGCATAATAACAGTATCTGCATCTTGCTCTATATTTCCGGACTCTCTAAGGTCTGATAACATTGGTCTGTGATCTGCCCTCTGTTCAGGAGCACGAGAAAGTTGGCATAATAGTATTACTGATATTTCTAAATCTTTTGCTAATGATTTAAGTCCTTTTGTTATTTCTCCTATAGCAACATCTCTTGTTTGTCTATTAGGTATATTCATTATTGTTAAATGATCTATTATAACAACATCTAATCCATGAGATTGTTTTATCGCTTTAGCTTTGCTTTTTATATTTAATAAACTTTGATTAGATGTACAATCAGTAAATATATTATTTCTATGTCCAAGTATACTAGCTGCTTGTAATATTTTATTAAAATCTTCTTGTTGCATATTTCCAAATTTCATTCTATTTGCTTCTACAGTAGCATTATTAGCTAGTCTTCTTATTCCAAGTGCTTCTTCTGTCATTTCTAATTCAGCTAAAAATACTTTATATCCATTTTGGGAAAGTCCATCTAATAAGTTTAATACTGTTACTGTTTTTCCCATTGATGGTCTAGCTGCTATTATATTTAATTCCCCTTTTTCAAATCCACCTGTAGCTTTATCTAAATCTTTTATACCTGTTTGCATCCCTGGAGTATCTCCACCTTGATTTACTCTTTTTTCTATTTTTACAAGAGTTTCTTCCATCAGTTCTCTATCTGTTTTTACTGATGATTTATTCTCAACTTTTTCTGTAAGTTTATTAGTTGTTAATTCTGAAATCTCATATGGATTGTTTCTTTCATCATACATATCTTCAAGTGCTCTAGTTAATGCTTTTATAGATTTCCTTCTATATGATTTATCTTTAAGTATCTTTATATATTGTTCTATATTAGATGTTATCCCATTACTTATTATTTCTGTTAAATATGTTATTCCACCTATTTTTTCAATATTCTCTTTCCCTAATTCATCAATTATCAAAGTCAATTCTAATTCTTTTCCTTCACCATACATTTTGCATATAGTAGAAAATAGTAATTGATGTGCAGTTTTATAAAAATCTTCAGCTTCAACTTCATCTATAACTTTCATTAAAGAATTTTTATTATTAAACATAGCTTCTAATATCTCTTGCTCACATCTTAAATCATTTGGTAGAGTTTTCATTTCCATTTAAATCACATCCTAGTTGTCATATTTAAAAGGTTCATATGCTGATGCATTAATTCTCTGCTCAGGCTTACATTTAAGTAATCTTGCATAATTAAATTCTTTTGATTCATTTGAAAAATAATTATTTGCCATTTCTTTTGCTATTTTCAATGAAATATCTTCAAATGATTTATACCATACTAATATCACTTCTTCATCATCAGGTAATATTACGCTAGGAAATAATTTCTTTATATATACCATAAATTCTGCAAATTCATTAATTTTCATAAATTATCCTTCCTTTTGTATTAAATTTTGCATTGCCTCATTAAAATTATTTAAATTTTCATCTTTCTTTTGTTTTTTAGAATGTAAACTCTGCAATATTTTTCTAGTATAATTATAAGAAAATATATCTTTACTTATAGTTTCATCTATAGCTTTAATAAAAATATCTTTATCGTATATATTCAAATCTTCATTTACGTTTGCTATATCTATACTTGATAATCTTATATTTTTTTGTTCTAAATAATTAAAAATGATTTTTGACTTACTAATAGAATTATTATTAATAGAATATATATTAATAGAAGTATCTTTGGGTGGACATTTTTGTCCAGTGGGCATCGGACATTTTTGTCCAGTGCTTATGGGTGGACATTTTTGTCCAGTGGGTTCTTCTTGCACAAGACATTTTTGTCCGGTGCTCTTAGATAATAATTCTGAATAAACTTTTTTATTTAATGCGAAATATGTGTAAGTTCCCTTTTTATTTTTAATTATTTTTTTATCAAGTATTTTAGATAAATTTCCATTTAAAAGTCTTTGTAATTTTTTCTTATTAGAGTCCTCTTTGTCGCTTGTAAACATATATTTCAAATCTTCAATCGCTTTATCATATAGTATCCAATAGTAAGTTCTATTTTCTTCTTTATCAAAATGTTCAGTCATAGATTCGGTATTTCTAAAATCTACAAACCATCTTAATAAAGTTATTTCATCACTTGTTAATCGTAAATTGATTATTTCTTCGTGATTAAATCCTTGTATAGTATATTTCATTAGCAGTCCCTTTCTTTATTTAATATCTCCATCCATATATATTCCAATAATTTCCTTTGAACTTTTAACTATTAGTGTTATTTATTTGTTTCCATACTCGTTATTAATTGGTTTAATTTCAATTTTACCATCTAAACTTAAAGAAACGTCAACTTTATCTCCCAACTTAATATTTAATGTTTCTCTAAAACCTTGTGGTATTATTAGGGCCGGAGATCCTCCAGCAGATGTTACTGTTCTTATCATATTGTTCACCTCTATGCTACGATTTATTTTAATATCGACCTTATGTTTATAGTTTAGTCCTACAAAACTAAAAAGTCAATAGTTTTGCAAGACAAAACTCAAAAATATTATTTAACCTTTTTATTTATTTTATGAAAGCATATAGAACATAATAGTGATACCAATATTATTATTAATTAGAACATACTGCATTGACCATCTATTTCTATTCTTTTAGCTTTTATATTTGTAATTACTTTAGTTATGGTATACATTCCACATCCCAATTTTTATTATTTACTTTTTCAGAACCACAATCACCAATTGATTCAATTCCATTAGGATAAGCAAAACTATGATAATATTTGCAAGCTAATATGTCTCCATTATTTTCAATATAGTTAGACTTTTCTTTATCAATATATTTCATATAACAACACCCTTCTTTGCTATAGTGGTTTCTATGCCAGTATGTTCTTGAATTTCTTTCTGAAATTTAACCGGATCACCATTATCATTGCTTAAATGTATTAATAATATATTTTTGCATTTGCTTAAATTCCATGTTTTAAGAGTTTCAATACAAGTTTGCATACTCATATGGCTTTTAATTGTTCGTGCCCTCCAGGAAGGAAGCTGATGCAAAATATCTTCATCATAATTACATTCAATCATTATATAGTCACAATCATTAAATTTATATTCTAAATAATAAGTATCTGTAGCAAATAATATTTTACCTATTGATGGATGATATATAAGAAATCCTAAAGGCTCATTTACATCATGCTGAGAATTAAAAGCTAATATTGTAAAATTACCTATTTTAAATGTTTCTTTTGATTTAACTATATGAATCCTATGATGTTCAATACCTATTCCCTCTTTTGTTCCAGCTGACATATACACATCAATTCCATTGTTCAATGCTTCTTTTACACCCTTACAATGATCTTTGTGTTCATGAGTAACCAAAGCGCCTACAACATTAGATAAGTTGAAATCCAAGTCTTTTTTTATTTCTTTGAAATTAATACCTAGTTCAACAAGAAGATTTTCTCCTCTTGCTGATACTATATATGAATTACCCGAACTTCCTGTTGCTAATACTTTTATCAAAATGGTTGTTCCTCAAAAGTAGTTTGCTTTGAAGCACCGTTTTTTACTTCTTCAGCTTGGATTTCCTCAACTGGAATATCTAAAATTTCTTGATTTGCATTTTGATTGATTTCTTTCTTGACTTCTTCGTGAGTAATTTCTATTACTGTTGCTGGTTCCATATCTAGTGTTTCATCAGCTGAATATATTCCTAATAGCAATTCAGAACAATGTAATCTTCCAAAAAATGCTGTTGCTCTATATCTTATCATTATTTCTGGCATAGTATTCCACTTAGAACCACTCTTATTAGTCCAACCTTCATCTTTAGCCATTTTCATTGTAATAGTAGGACCTATTATTTCGTTTCCCTCTTGGTCGAAAGTATAAGCATAACATGATAGATTATCTCCACTGCCCTCCATTTTGTATTGAAGTGGTTTAGCATATTTCTTACTTGTATTTATTAGTGCTGCTATACTCTGACTTCCCCATGCAGGTCTACCGTTGACTACATATAAGTTTTGCATAACCATTATAGGACTTAAATCTACTCTATGTGCCACGTCTAAAGCTATTAAACAATTTCCTATATTACCTTGATATTCCTTTGGAACTATTGTGCTTGAAGAAAGTGCTTTCGCCATTCTGCAAGTGTTTTCAAATCCTTGTATACTACCAAATGTATCTAGATTGTTAGTTATATCTGTTCCTTGCTCTTTATTAATTATTTCATTTTTATTTTCCATGATTAATCCTCCTCAATATTTTTAAATTATTATCTATATATAGTTCTTCTAATTTCTTTTGGATAAACTCTTCTAATTTCTAAATTAGTGTCTTGCCCGTCCTGCATTTCTGTAGCAGGTTCATCCCAATCAACTGCAAAATATAAGCTTTTGTATTTATAAATTAATGTAGTTGGAATGCTCCATCTGTTAGCTTCTTTTATTTCTTTATCTATCTTTTCCGCTTCTGGGAATAAGTCCTCAACAATATATCCACTTGCATAGTCTCCAGCTTCTCCTCTTATTTCAGCTAGTTTAGATTCTAAGTATTCTTCGTCTTCTTTACTAGGATTATTTTGAACATTACTAGAACTTATTACAAGTTGATCATCTTTACTAACAACTAATCTAACAATCTGACTATCAGTATTTTCAAGTTCATTTACGCTTTCAGCATTATCAATGAAAATAACTGCTGATGTTCCATAGTGCTCACATAAAACATTTATTATAGATAATCCTGCATTTATTTTAGCTGCATTATTTGCATCGTTGAAAGGAACACCGTTTATTAATGCAGTGCAACATTGCTCTAATCCCCCATTTACTTGATTTTTGAACAATTTGAACGATACTTTACCATTAAATTTATCATTAATTTTAGCTTCTAATAACTCTACTTTAGTTCTTATAAACTCTTCTGCTAAAAATTGATACCCTTCTAACTCTGCAATCTTAATATTTAAATCTTTTTCCTCTTGCTCTAATTCCTTTATTCTAGCTTTTAATTCATTATTGTTATCCTGTTTGCTTAATTTTCTTATAACTTCTTCATATTGTTCTTGCAATTCTTTCTTTTGCGATTTTAGTTCTGAATTATCAGCAGATTTAAAGTTATATATTTTATTTTCTAAGTTTTCTATTTGTGCTTCTAATTCATTCTGCCCTTCAAATACAGGCTCTTTGCAATCTACTTTTTGTAATTCGCATTCTAATTCTTTTACCTTCTCGATTGAAAGTTTATAGCTTTCTTCTAAAGATAATATTTCTGTATTTAAATCATCAAATTCAGATTCTCTTTTTTCAAGTGTTGATTGCATTTCTTCTATCTCACTTTTAGCTTTTTTACCTGGATCTAAAAGACAATTCACTTTTGTTTTTTGATTTTTTATAAATCTTTTTTCGGCATCAGCTTTGATTTCTTCGATTTTATCTTTTGGATATTCTCTTCCACAACAAGGACATACAGATTCAGTTTCATCGAAAGTAAATTCTTCATGTATAACTTTTTGATATTTTTCTAGTAATTCATCTTTAAAAGCTTTTTTAGTTTCAATATCTTTTTTGAAATGTTCTATAATTTGAAATATTCTTTCGACACTATCTTTTTTCTTTTTAATATCCCACTCTAAAGAAGAAAGATTTCTTTTAGATTCATTTATTTTAGATTGTAATTCTTCTATAGGTTTATTAGAATTTTTAAAAGCTTCATTCTGCTTTTTGTTAAATTCATTTTTAAAACTGAACAATTTATCTTGCATTTTAATTTTTTCTTTATTAACATTACTTAAATCTGTTATATTTTCATCAATATCAGATATCTTATCTTTTAAACAGTGTTTTTCTACTTCTAAGGCGTTGAAATCAACTTGTAAGATTGAGTTGTTGCATTCATCTATACGTGCTGGAATGTCTTTAACCTTCTCTTTTAATTTAGAAATACTCGCTTTGGTCTTTTTATTGAAAGTATCAATATCATCATTTTTAAGTAAAGATTTTAATTTTCCTAGTTTGGAATTATAATTAATTACTGTATCAGCATCAACATCTCCTATTATCTGCATCAATATTTCTCTTTGCTTCTCCCAATGCAATTGATTGAAATAAAAAGGATTACTTATCATTTTAAATAGATCTTCATCAATTGCTTCTGAAATAGTTGATTGATATTCTTTTTGTTTAACTGGTACTCCATCTATTTCATAGGCAGTAGTTGTTCCTCTAAGAGTTTGTTCTGCTTCCCCTTTAGTTTTTTGCCACTTTTCTTTTAACATTCTTGAAAAAGTTTTTTCTACACCATTTATTTCTAATATTCCAGTTACTCGGTGCTCTAAATGATGCAAAATATTACTGCTTTCATCTAGTGTCTGAACACTAAAGTCTTTTTTATCTGTGCTATCTTTACCAAACATAAGCCATGTAAAAGCATCAAATATTGTAGTTTTACCTGCTCCGTTATCTCCGAATATATTTGTTACATTACTAAAACCAATTTTTAATTCCTTTATACCTTTAAAATTCTCTAAGATAAGTTTTTTTAATTTAATCATAAATTTTCCCCCTTAAAATTTAATATCACATCTGCAAAAAGCATCTAAAATATCTTTTAATGAATTCCAATCTTCTTGAAAACTATTTAAAAAGCTTAAAGCAGCAGATATATTTCCGTTTTCTAATTCAGTTTTTAAATCAATTAACTCTTGATCTATATCACTTATTTTTATAGCCATACTTATTCTCCTTTTACTTTTCTATATTCTTGTCTATAAATGTTATTAACCATGTTCCTATACTTTCCTAGTTCCTTATAACAGTAATTGCATACACTATTATTAAAAATGTCAATACATATATGCTTTTCTCCACAAATACTGCATTTTTCTCTTTTATAATTCTTAAAATCATATATATTAGCCAATTCTATTTCCCCACCTTTTCTTATTGCTTAATAGAACTGATCTAAATGTCTCTTTATTGCTAATCTTTAATAACTTTCTTTCACAATCTGGACAAACATAACGTTTTGAATTACTTTTATAAGCTATTTGAGAAACATTCCACTCTAATTTGCACCTGCAACATTTTATTGTCATTTAAAAACTTCCTTTCAAAAACCTATTAAATTATTAGCTTTTGAAAATCACTTTTACATCACTTGCTTAGTTCTTCTTTTAATTGCAATAAAAATTCTCTTCCGTATTTTTCATCAATAGTCCTGAAAAGCGTGTTATAAAAATTACATATAATGCTTTTAGGAACTGTTCCAACAACCTCAACTGTAATCCTTTTTTTCATTATTTACCTCCTAGTTTTGTATTACAAAACCAAAATGTTAAATATTAGAAGTGCTATAAAACACTTCTTCTATACTCATTTCTAATATATCAGCTATTTTCTTAGCTTCATCTAATGCAAATCTATTTTTTCCTCGTTCCTTTAGATAGTAACTATCTATTGTTATGTTTAAAGTTTCAGCTATTTCTTTAGCTGGAACATTTTTTAAAGTTCTTAACGCTCTTAATCTACTTCCCACCTTAAAACCTCCCTATTTATTTTCTTATCTCCTGTTTACAAATATAATTATAGTTTTGTAACACAAAACTGTCAATGCTTTTTTATAAAATTTTTTATAAAAATTATAAAAATTTTTCTTAAAACTGTAACAAAAATTATGAATTAATATATAATAAAGTAAAAGATACTAAAGTTACTAATTAGTAACATTGAATCTAAAATAGTATTATAATAATATTAATATATAGGAGTGAATGAAATGAACATAGGGGAAAGAATTAAAAAGAAAAGGTTATCTCTTGGTATAGAGCAGCAAAAATTAGCAGAGTTGATAGGACTTAAAAAAACTACTATGAGTCAAATAGAAAGTGGAAGATGTAAGCCGTCTTTAGATGGAATAACAAAAATAGCATCCGCTTTAAATTGTTCAACAGACTATCTTATTAATGGAGAAGATTCTAATTTAGTTGTAACAGAATTAATAGATGCATTTGAGAAAAATGGAATTAAGAAAGAAGATATTAGTATAGAAAAATTAGAAAAAGTTATACAGATGTATAAAATAATGGAGTAAGAAGAGCGAGAAAAGTATTCTCACTCTTCTTTTTTTATATATCTAGATATAGCGCTATTATTTTACTAATATCCTCTTTTTTTATATCGTATTTTCCTATTAATTCTACTAATTTTCTTAAATCGAGTGCTTGTTTTACTTTGGTTTTCATCATTAATCGCCCCTTCGTTTACAATATATGTTAATTATAACATTTTTCTTACTAATATAAAACATTTGTTCCCTTCGCTATTTGCGAAGTTTACGACATTTTACTAAAAAATATGAGAAATTCATGGTAAAATTACCATAGAAAATGTATATATTTTATGTATATTGTAATGTTATATTGAAAAATGAAAATAAAACACAGGAGGAAAAATGATTGAAATTACGAATTAAAGAAATAAGGACAGAAAAAAAGATTACTCAACATGATTTGGCTGAAAAAATAGGCATAAGTGCTTCATATTTAAGCGAGTTAGAACATGGGACAAAGTATCCAAATTCATTTATGATTATGAATATAGCTTGCGCACTAGATGTATGTCCAAAATGTCTTATAGAATGCACAAAAGAATGTAAAGAAAGAAATTTAGAAAAATGTAATTATTAGGAGGAAGATATGAACATTGCTATATACAGCAGAAAATCAGTTTTTAAAGAAGCCGGAGATTCTGTACAAAATCAAATTGAACTATGTGATATGTATATAAAAAGAAATTTTTTTAATAATGAAGAAATAAAAATAGAAATATTCGAAGATGATGGATTTTCTGCAAAAAATACAAATAGGCCCGAATTTAAAAGAATGATTAAAAAAATAGAAAATGGAGAAATAGATAAACTAATCTGCTATAAGCTAGATAGAATTTCAAGGTCTGTGGCAGATTTCTCCACTGTCCTTGATTTATTACAAAAAAACAATTGTGATTTTATATCTATTTCCGAACAATTTGATACTAGCAGTCCTATAGGAAGAGCCATGATATATATAGCTTCTATATTTGCTCAACTCGAAAGAGAAAGCATAGCGGAAAGAGTTAAAGATAGTATGATGCAAATGGCTAAACGTGGAATGTTCCTTGGAGGTAAGCCATCTTTAGGATTTAATGTAAAAAGAATTAAATATATGAATGAAGAAATGAGAGAAAAAGAAGCTAGTGTACTTGTACCTAATTTAAAAGAATTAGAATTGGTTAGTACAATATATAAAACATATTTAGAATGTGGTTCTGTTACTGGATTAGAAAAAATATTATTTGATAATGGAATAAAAAATAGAAATAACTCTTATTATAAAACTTCAGTTTTAGTAGATATACTAAGGAATCCAGTCTATGTGAAGTCTAATAACAAAGTGCATACTTACTTATGCGATATGGGAATGCAAGTATGTGGTTCTCCTAATGGAAATGGATATCTGATATACAATAAGAGCAATGTAAATGGAAAGAAAAAAGATAAATCCGAGTGGATATGTGCTATCTCTAAAAATAAAGGATATATAGAGCCACAATTATGGTTAGAAGTACAAAAATTACTAGATAAAAATAAAGATAAGAAAATCAAACGACTTGGAACTGGAAATAATGTATCTCTGCTTGCTGGTCTATTAAAATGCAAAGTATGTGGTGCAAATATGTTACCACGAGCAAATGGAGGACAATATAAGCAGACTTATTATATTTGTACCAATAAGAAAAAACGTGGTGAAGAAAAATGTACTTGTAAGAATATACGTGTTGATTATGTAGACAATGCTGTGCTTGATTCTATAAAAATATATTCAAAAGAAGTTTTATCAAAATCACTAGATAGTTATATAAAAGATAATATTAACAATAATTCAGATGATTATATCAAATCTAACATTGAGGATCAGATAAAAGAAAAAGAAATATTCATGAATTCACTGATTGAAAAATTAGCAGTTTCTACAAATGAAAGAGTAACTGGAATATTAATGGATCAAATAGATAATGCTGATACAGAAATAAGAAAACTAAAAATAAAACTTGAAGATAATCTGAATGAAGAAAAGGAAAATAAATCAATAATTGAAAACATACGATATTTTGTTAATAACTTAAGCAGTTTTTCAAAAAATATAGAAATTATTGATTCTATTCAATTTAAAAGAGAATGCCTTAGCAAAATTATAGATAAAGTTGTTTGGGATTCAGAAAATTTTAAAGCGATAGTATCTTACAGTATAGATATAGAAAATAATGAAAGTAAAAAAAAATAGCCACTAACATGGAATTATATAGTAAATCTTCGTATTCTCGCAGCTCTACCACAGCCCCGTTGATTATCATTTATCATTTGAGCTTCATCTATTACACATACATCATAAAAAGTTCCTGTTTGAAGTTTTTCAATAGTTGAAGAAACATGTGTTCCATAAGGAATAATATCTTCCTCTTCTCCTGTAAGAAGTGAACATGAAACATTTTCACTATTTAGCTTATCCTGAATTTCAAGAGCAAGAAGTCGTAGTGGTGCAAGGTAAACTCCACTTTCAGCTTCCATAAGCCTTAAAATACTTGAATATGTTTTTCCTGTATTTGTTTCACCAACATGAAGAATAAAATGTCTTTCCATCAATCTTGAATCTTCATATTCATTTATTGGATTATCAAGAATTATATCTTGAAGCTCATCTTTTGCTTTCTTTTTAATATATATATTTTCTGCTGTCCATGAAGGCCCTTTAAAACATATCCATGGAATACATTCCTTAAAATCTTCCATTTCATCAATTGATGGTGCTTTTTCATTTTCACTTATATAATCTAAATAAAGCACATTTTCAACAACAGCCATTCTTTTTATTATTTCAAGAATTTTATTTTCTTTTGATTTTAAGCCATATCGTCCTCTACCTATTGTCATTGTTTTGTAGTATCCAAAAACAAGCTTTCTTGCATCTTCTAAAAATGAATTCATATGATTATCTGTTTTATATATATTCATGTTAACAAGATTATCTATCCTTTTATCTAAAGCATTTATGACTTTAATCTTAAGCTTCGGAATTCCATCCATATGAGAAATAACATTTCTACATGACTTTGTCATTATTCTTATAAGTTCTTCTTCACTTTTGCTATAGTTCTCATGTACTGACTGTGTAAAGTATTCATTTTCTATTCCTAGAAGAATACATCCCTTCTCATATGTATCAAGCATAAGTTCATCATTAGCAAATGATATTTTTGAAATTATTGAAGTTCCCCATCTACTTTTAAATGCATTGGCAAACTCAGTTTTAATGCTTTCTACAATGCTTCTTTTTTTATCTTGATTTAATTCATCAGCTTTTATTTCATAATATTCTTTGCCATCTCTTGTTCTTTTATAAAAACGTACACTTTCAAATAAAAATTCTTCATTATATTTTTTCTTATATTCTTTATAAATAAGACTTTTTTTCTGTTCCATATTATTTTTTACTTTTTCATAAATAACATGACCTACATCCTTTGGCTCATACTTGATAATCTTTCTATAATCATTAGAACCAGGAACTTCCTCTTCATTCTCAACATAAGAACCTTCCCATGATACTTCATCAAGAAAATCTTTAAAATACATATAGTCATATACATTAAAAGTCCCTATATCTTTAAGGATAATTTTTGAATTTTCATCATATTGGTTAAATGATGAATCATCTATTTCAACTTTTCCTGTGGTCTGTATATATTTTACGGCTTCTTTTAATATTTCATTCATAAACTCATTGTCTATATATTGTGAAATTTCATTTCTTACTTCTCGCGTTAACGTGAATTTTGTTGAACCCAT